ATGAAAATTCTACTCTAATAGATCGTCAATTTATATATAATACAAAAGAAGATGAAACAGTAACTAAATCTTATGAGAAAGTTATTCCTCCTAAAGGAGCAGTTACAGTTAATGTAAATTCTATAACTAATATTACTCCGAGATTATTTAAAAGAACTTATACAGATAAAATCTATTCTAACAATATAAATAATTCTATCGAGCAAATAAAAGATGATTTATATATTGCAGTAAAAGATGAGAATATAGTTCCTTTAGATATTACTATTGAAGATGGATATTTGCGTTCTGATGGTCGAATTTGGGTTAATCAAACAGATATGCGTCATACAAGTTTATTTCCAATAAAAGGAGGAGTTACTTATAGATTGAATTGTAGAACTGCTGGTTTAGCTTATAATCTATTATATGATAATAGTGGTACAAATATAATTGGTTATTTCCAACAAAGTGCTGGAGATACTTTTGTTACTCCGAGTAATGCTTATTATATTGCTTTATCTTTAGCTGCAAATATAGAAGCTAAAGATATAGAATTATGTGCTACTGAAAATATATTAAAGAGTAATAGTTCATCTAATGGTGAAATTAAATCAAATAGTCCGGAAAGTTCTTATGATATAGTAAATAGTGGAAACTTTAGATTATTCTTTTCTGCTAAACTTAAAGTAAATTTGAATGAAAGCGATAGTAAGATTGCATTATGTAATTTAACTAATAGTAATCAAAACTTTAGTATAGATGCTATTTGCAAACCTACTGTTCAATATTCTCAAGAATATACTTTTAATGGTAGAAATTGGATAACTGATTATCCTTATGCAGCTGCTAAATCTGGATTTGGATTTACTATAAATAATAATTCTTTTGCTTATGCAAGTCGATCTTATCCTCAATTCGGAGAATTAAAAGGAAATGAGTTATTTAGAATAAGATATACTGGAGATGCAAATACTTCCGAACATACTATTGAGATTAATGATACTAATCTTATTGTGATGAACGGTAGTGCAGTAGTAATAAATTTAGTATTAGCTAATTATTCTAATATAGGTGAATTAGTAGATGCTTTATCTGCGTATCAAAATTTTGAAGTTTCATGTGTTGGTTCTAAGATAACTTCTCCTATTTCTTCTATTCTTAGAAATCCTGCTATTAAAATGGTTTCTACTTATACTTCAAGCGTAAGTAATCCAGTATTAAGAAAAGAATGTTATCCATTTGTAGTATATGATGCTTATTATTATAGACCTATTTATTTTGAATTAGTTCGTATCGGTTCTAAAGTTTGTTTAAATATTGATGGTCAAAATGATGGTTCTATAATTAATGAAGATAGATCCGCTATAATTCAACAATTAAATAATATGTTTGATGGTAATTTTAATATTGCTTTTAATACAGAAGCATTAGAATTATTGAAAATACATATTAATATAAATAATAGTGGAGAAGCAGAAGTTCTTAATTGTAATCGTATCTGTAGTAATTATTCTAAAATATTTGCTTCATGGAGTGGGCATGGTATTTATGATGGAAAAAGTACTAATGGAAAGAAACCTCTATATGAAGATGCTGAAGTTACAGATCCTAATAGAGAAATGGCAGTAATTCCTGTTAAATATAAACAATGGATTGCAAGCGGTCCTCTTTCTAATATTCTTACTTCTTCTGAAAGAATGCTTACTTTATTAGAATTAACAAGAAAGAAAGGATATGTTCAATTACATGGGGATGATTATATAGATATATTTACTGAAAAATATGATTTATTACCTAATAAATCATTTATATGGTTTAATGATGATAAACATATTTATATGTATACTGATCCGGAAACTAAGTCAGTTATATCTAATAATGATTTTACTGCTGATTTTGCAGCTTCTAAATGGAATACTTATACTGAATCTGATATAGAAGCAGTTAAGAAAATGAATAGTCTTGGATGGAAACATTACATACATGGAGAATATGATGAAATAATATTTGCATTAACTAATACTCAATTATATACTGTAGATGCAAGTGTTGTATTATCTATTTGTAGAAATCTTAGTCTTGCATATTCTAAAGGAGTTATAGAAAATGTTTGGATTACTTCAAATGGTTTACAATCTCCTAATGGAATAAATGCTTTCCGTTACTGGGGTATTCCTCTAAGTTATAATGTAGGATTAGGTACTGGAATATATATTTGTAGAGCTTCTAATCCTTTAAACTTACCGAGATTAGCTATTGGAGAAACTCAACTTATAAGTAATGTTGAAAGATATAGTATTATATAATAAATTATAAGTTATGGAAGATAAAGTAAAACAATTAATTGCTAAATTAGGAGAAGATTTCGGAGAAATATATCCTCTTAATTATATTAATAATATATTAGATAAAGAAAGTGGTGAAAGTTTTTGTATATTTCTTTTTTAAATATGATTATATGAAACTGTATTAGCTTGATAAACTATCATATATAAGCAAATGACTTAGACTATTGCCTAGGTCATTTCTTTTTAGTATATTTGCACAAATTAAATAGAGGAGTATATGAAGAAGTTTATTATTGGATTGATAGTACTGTTAGTATGTTCACTCATCTATATGGTATATCAGAATAGAACATTAACTGCTAAATATGAGACCTCTATTGAGAATATAAAGGCTTATGATTCACAATTAAGTGGTCTCAATAATAGTAATAAGGTATTCAAATTAACTATAGATCAACTTAACTACTTTAAAGACTCTATACTTATCAAGATGAATGAAGTAAGGAAGGAGTTAAATATTAAAGATAGCAAGATTAAACAAATGCAATATCAACTCTCTCACGTTGAGAAGCCTGATAGTGTTATATTAAAAGACACTGTATTTGTAGAATCCTTCAAGTTAGATACTATTATTGGAGATGAGTGGGCTAATACTCATTTAATTATGAAGTATCCTAACTACATTAAGTTCACTCCTAAGTTTAAGTTAGAGAGTTTCTTATTTGTAGAATCTAAGAAAGAAACTGTGAATCCACCTAAGAAGTTTTTCTTATTTAGATGGTTCCAGAGAAAACACACAGTACTAAATGTAACTGTAAAAGAAAACAATCCCTATGTAGAAACTGATGAACAGAAATTTGTTGAAATTATAAAATAAAGTAATATGGATACTGTACAAATTATAAGTTTAGTACTAGGGTCCAACTTAGTTAATAGTATAGTTACTTGGGCATTATCCAGAAGAAAGAATAATGCAGAAGTTAATAAAACTAATGCAGAAGTTGATAGCACCCAATTAGATAACTTGGTTAAACAACTGGAGTTCTATAAGAAGTTAGTTACAGATTATAAACACCAGTTGGAAGAATACATTCAAATAAGTGAGGAGAATAGATTAGAGCTTATAAGGCTAAGAAAAGTTGTTAGCAAGATAGTAAATGATGTTTGCTTAGCCAAGGGATGTAGTAAGAGAGTATATATGGATGATAAAGTAGTTGAAGAGCTGTTGGGAGGAGTTAGAGAAGAAGTAAAAATTAAACTAGGTAACAATGAAAAGACTAATAAGTTATAATGTATTTGAAGGAGACCCTAACTTAATTGCAGAAGGTCAGATTCTAGTGATTAGAGACAGCAGTGCTGTAGATAGAATTGCTGATGTACAGCAAAGAATTAATGGTAATATGGTATCATTGATTACAGATAAAGTAACCTTTGCTATAACACCAACTCCAACAGATGCCTCTGTTAGTATTAATGGTGTTGTAGGTACTAGCATTAAGACTTACAAGGGTGCTACAGTAAATTGGGTAGTATCTAAAACAGGTTATAAAACTCAAAGAGGTACTGAAGTAGTTACAACTAATACTACTAAGGCTATCACACTTGAAGCTAATTCATAACTAATATGAAAGTTAAAGTAAAAAGAACATATAGAGGACCTTTATACTCTATAGGTAAGATGTATGTTAATGACACTTATCTATGTGATACACTAGAAGACAAAGACAGAGGATTAACTAGTCAAATGTCACTTGAAGAGATTAAGGCTAAGAAGGTATATGGAGAGACAGCAATACCTACAGGTGTTTATAAGTTAAATATGAACACAGTAAGTCCTAAATTCAAAGATAGATCATGGGCTATACCTTATAAGGGTATTCTTCCTAGACTAGAGAATGTTAAAGGCTTTGAAGGTGTACTCATACATGTAGGAAATAAACCACAGGATACCCTTGGATGTATCCTTGTTGGAGAAAACAAAGTCAAAGGTCAGGTTATTAATAGTACAGCATCATTTAATAAGCTAATGAAGTTGCTATTACAAGCTAATATAGATGGAGAAGACATTGAGTTAACAGTGGAATAAAAGTAGATTAAAGGGTGTGGTTATTATTAACTAACACCCTTTTATTTTGCTACTTTGTTAAGTGTTTTACTTATAGTAAGACTACTGTTAGACTTATGCTATTGTGTATATGAAATATTTTTCAGAACTTTGCATAGTTTAATTAATGGAGAAGAGTATTATGGAAGGATTAGACATGAGTAATATCCTGTCACCAGATGAGGTTGATAACCTATTTACTGATGATGGGGGTGAAGAAACACAGGTTATTCCACCTGAAAAACAGGAAGAAGATAAAGATAATAAAACAACTACTGAGATTCCTGAAGTAGACCCTGAAAGTCTATTTGATGAATCAGAGAGCGTAGGTAGTGAGAAAGTAGATACTAAAGGCAAAGAGAGTACCTCTTCTAAAGAGACTGGTGCTTCTCCCAAAACTAACTTCTACTCTTCCATTGCCAGTGCTTTGAAAGAAGAAGGTATTCTCTCAGACCTTGATGATGAGACTTTAAGTAAGATTGAAAGTCCTGAAGACTTTGCTGAAGCTATGGAAGCTCAACTTAAAGCTCAACTTGATGAAAGACAAAAGAGGATAGATGAAGCACTTCAAGTGGGTATAGAACCTGATGAAGTTAGAAAGTATGAAGGAACAATCAGTTACCTTAATACTATCACAGAAGATGCTATCATTGATGAATCTGCTGAAGGTGAAAAACTGAGAAAACAACTTATCTTTCAAGATTTCCTTAATAGAGGATTCAGCAAAGAAAGAGCACAAAGAGAGACTCAAAAGTCTATTAGTTCAGGCTCTGATATTGAAGATGCAAAGGAAGCACTAGCAAGTAATAAAGAGTACTTTAAGCAAGAATATGATAATATTATTGCTGAAGCTAGAGAGGCAGAAGAAGCTGAAAAAGCTAGACTTAAGAAAGAGGCAGCAGACTTGAAGAAGGCTATCTTAGAAGATAAGGAAGTCTTTGAAGGGTTAGAGTTGGATAAAACTACAAGAGAGAAAGTTTACAACTCTATTAGTAAGCCTGTCTATAGAGACCCAGAAACTGGTGAGTATCTAACAGCAGTCCAAAAGTATGAAAGAGATAATAGACCAGACTTCTTAAAGAAGTTGGGAGTACTCTTTACATTAACTGATGGCTTTACAAACTTAGATAAGTTGGTTAAACCAGCTGCTAAAAAGCAAGTTAGAAAGAGCCTAAGAGAACTGGAACACACTATCAACACTACTAGAAGAAATACAGATGGAAGTCTTAATTTCATGTCAGGTGTAAGTGATGACTCAGAATCAAAGGTTTCAGACTACGATATTGATGTGTAAATGAGATTGATTAATTTATAAATGTTTAAGACATGGCTGGAAAATTAAGTAAATTCCAAATGATTGGTTTTCAACACTGGAAAGGGTTGACTACTGAAAATCACTTAGGTGCTATATTTCAACGTGCACCACAAAAGGCAACTAATCTTATGGTTCAGTTGTTAGCTTTCCATAGAGGAAAGACACTTGATACATTCCTTAATTCATTCCCTACTAAGGTATTTGACGATGATAGTGAATACTACTGGGATGTTATTGGTTCTTCAAGAAGAAATATTCCTCTGGTAGAAGCTAGAGATGAAAATGGTACTGTTATTACATCAGCTACTGTAGGTAATGTTGGTGTTGGAGGTGCCCCTTTCTATCTTGTATTCCCTGAAGACTGGTTTGCAGATGGTGAAGTAATTGTAGGTAATCTGAATCAAGTATATCCTCAGAGAATTCTTGGTGATGGTAGACCTGAAGGTACTAACTGTGTGTATAAGGTAGAACTTATGGGTGGTAACAGCAAGGGTATTCCTGTAGAAAGATTACTTGCTGGTGAAAGATACTCAGTAGAGTTTGCTCCTGTTGAAAGAGAACTCTCTAGAAAGGTTGGTGATGTTAGATTCACTAGTCCTGTTTCTATGAGAAATGAGTGGACTACTATTAGAATCCAACACAAGGAACCAGGTTCTAATCTTGATAGAAAGCTTGCTATGGGTATTCCTATGGTACGTAGAGATGAATCAGGTAGACAAGTTAAGGACACTGCAAATAAGTGGATGCACTATGTTGAGTGGGAAGTTGAATGCCAGTTCTCTGAATATAAGAACAATGCAATGGCTTTTGGTACTTCTAACAGAAATATCAATGGTGAATACATGAACTTTGGTAAGTCTGGTAATGTAATTAAGACTGGTGCTGGTATCTTTGAACAGACAGAAGTAGCTAATACTATGTACTACAATGATACTAATGGCTTAATGAAGTTGTTGCTGGATGCATTGTATGAACTGTCTGCTGGTAAGTTAGGTTTTGGTGATAGAAAGTTCATCATAAAGACTGGTGAAAGAGGTGCATTAATCTTTAATAGAGAAGCTAAGAAGACTACTTCTGGTTGGATGCCTATCATCTCAACTCAGAATCCTCCTATCTACTCTAAGGTTGCTAGTAACTTTGCACAGAATGCAATTGCAGTAACTGACTATCAGGTAACTGAATGGAGAGCACCTAATGGTGTAATGGTTACTCTTGATGTTGACCCATTCTATGATGATCCTGTAAGAAATAAGATTCTGCATCCTGAAGGTGGTGTAGCTTTCTCTTATAGATTTGATATTTGGTACATTGGTACTATGGATCAACCTAATATTCAGAAGTGTGCTATCAAGGGTCAAACTGAATTTAGAGGTTATCAATGGGGATTCAGAAATCCTTATACTGGACAGATGGGTAATCCTAATATGTCTTATGATGAGGATTCAGCTGTAATTCACAGAATGGCAACTTTGGGTACATTGGTATTAGACCCAACTAGAACAATGTCACTTATTCCTGCAATCCTGCAAGGATAATAATACTAAAAAGGAGGATTAACACTCCTCCTTTTTCTTTTTTTTTTAAATACTAAATGGAGAAGTAAATATGGCAAGTAAGAGAGTAGAAGAAGAAGAACTTGACTTAGAAACTATTAATAGTGAAACGACTATAGTACCTCAGATGCCTGAGGAAGTTGAGGAACAACTACCTGTAAGAAGAGGTAGAAATAAAGAGGCAGTTATCAATGAACCAATTAATTGTCTTAGGAATGAAAGAGTTATAGTAAGATATGTACCCAAAGAAAGTGGTATTGTGACTAACCCAAAGCATATTCTGTATGGAGGTATGGCTGAAAATGCAGTTAAGTATTTTACAGTTCCTCAATTAGAATCTGGTAAGTTAGTTAATATTCTTACTGATGATGAGAAAGAATTCCTTGAAGACATAATGGGTCTTGAATTTAATGCTCTTTCAATTTATAAGAAAGAAAATAATTATTGGTCTAATAAACAAGTTAGATTATTGAAACAAGATAATATACTTGATCTATCAGACCCTGAGCAATATATCAAATATAAGATATTATTGGCTAATAAAGATGAGATTGCTCCTTCACTTCAAGCATTACAAGATATGCCTAAGGCTACATACAAGTATGTAATTATCAAAGAAGGTGAAGAAACTTCAAATGCTAGACAGGAAATGTCAGCTACAATGCAAGCTTATATGGAATATGGTAAGTATGAAAAGGATGCAGATACTCTTAGAACTATCATTGAAACTATTGATGGTAGACCATTAGCCCTTAATACTAAGATTGAGTTCTTGCAAACTAAGATTAATAAACTCATTCAGGCTGATGCTAAGTTGTTCTTAAAGGTTATCACAGACCCTCTGTTATCTACTAAGGTACTTATCAAGAGAGCAGTTGAAGGTGGACTTATTGCTAATAGAGGAGGCTTCTTCTATTTAAGAGAAGACAATAGTCCTTTATGTAGTAATAAAGAAGACCCAACCTTTAATATGGCAGCTAAGTTCTTAGCTTCACCTAAGAACCAGACTATTAAGTTCAGCTTGGAAGCTAAACTGAAAGAATAATGAATGTAACAGAATTCTTTGATAGGTTTAATGTCCTATACAATAACATAGATTCTAATGCTGCTCCAGGCTTAAATGGTTATGAGATTAGTGTTTGTTTAACAAAAGGTCAAGAAGAGATTATAAAGAATCACTTTAACCCTCAAGGTAATAAGTACCAAGAGGGTTTCAGTGACTCACCTAAAAGAGATGCAGACTTTAAGAATTTGATTAAGACATCAGCAACTCCTCAACTTATACCACTAGACCCAGTGTATATGTTAGATAGTAGAAGTGTTGTATTTAAGATTCCTGATGATGCATTCATACTTTTAAATGAGCAGTTTCATACTGATCTTATGAAGTACTCTCCTTTAATGCCTAAATATCTCACACCTGCTGAATTTAATGCTGCATTAAAGAAACCCTTCAAGTATCCTCCAAAAGCTGAAGCTTGGGTGATACAAGGTAATCATACTGAAGTTGGAGGTACAATTGAAGTATTATCAAATCCTCCTGCACAAACAGTAACATTTAGATATATAAAAAGACCTGCTCCTATTATAGTAGAAGACCTTACTCAGTATAATACATCTATTAATGGAGTTAGTACAGTTTCTGAATGTGAATTAGATTCAAGCATACATGAAGAAATACTTCAAAGAGCTGTAGAAATAGCTAAGGCTGCTTATACAGGAGATGTAAATACTAGTATTCAAATGGGTCAAAGAAGTGAATAGTTATGAATAGATTTGAGATGAGTAATGAGATGGATGTTCTTCTTAGTGCTTATACACTAGATGTAGCTATTGTACTTGATGAATATGAGAAGTCTGTATATCTAACTAAAGCTCAAGAGGATATTGTATTAGAGATATATAATGGTAGAAACAACCTTGGTATTTCATTTGAATCTAATGAAGAAGCTAGGAGATTCCTAGTTGAAGCAGTTAAAGAGTTTAATAATGAAATAACTACTCCTGCAAAGGAGATTGATATTACATTACCTCTTGATGTATGGTTTATAACCTATGAAGAATGTATTCTAAGTGACACTACATTAGGGTGTAAAGATGGTAAGACTGCCTTAATAACTCCTATTAGACAAGATGAGTTATATAAGGTGTTAAAGAATCCATTTAAAGGACCTTCAGATAATAGAGTACTTAGAATAGATATTAATGATTCTATCAGGCTAATATCTAAATATAACATGAGTAAGTACCACTGTTTCTATCTAAGTAAACCAACTCCTATCATATTAGTTGATATAGGAGACTTAGAGATTGGTGGATATTCTACTGCTATGGATTGTATGTTAGATGATAGCTTACATAATATGATAGTAGAGAGAGCTGTTAGATTAGCTCTTTCAAGTAAAGCACAATATGCAAGTAAAGAGAATAATCAATAGCTTATTAATAAGCACAATGTTTAATTAAACTTTGAATTAAAAATGGCAACATTTTCAGTAAATCAAGTAAGACATTTATATGTCGCAAAAAGTCTGAAGACTGCAATAGCTCAGTTAACAACTGCTGGTGATATTCTGCCTAAGGCAGATACAGCTAAGACTACTCTGTATTTCCAGTATTATAGCCCAGCTGGTCTTGTTGAATCTAGTGATAAGATTCATATTCCTAATGTGACTTATGCAAAGGCTACTTCTTCTGAAGCTCTGGCTAAGAAGTTAGATAGATACCAAGTAGTTTTGGATGCTAATATCAATGGTGGTGCTCCTGTAGCTGGTCAAGATTATATCTTGAGACTTGCTTTCAGACAGTATGTAGGTTTATCTCCTGAAGACCAATATTGGAAATATGGTATGGTACATGCAGTTAGTGGCATGTCAGCATCAGATTTCTACAAGGCTTTAGCTTTGTCTTTAGGTAAGAACTTAGCAAGAGAAGCTACTCCATTAGTAACAATCTATTTAGTATCAGGTGCTTCTGGTAGTGAAGCTTATACTAAGGTAGATATTGATACAGACCCTGCAACTCTAACTGGTACTTATACTGGTATTCAGATTGAACAAGTAGCTCAAGACTGGATTCTTGGTGTAATGCCTCAGGGCTATATTCCTTTTGCAGTTCAACCTACTAATATTACCTTTGAAGGTGATGAAAGAATCTGGGGTACAGTTACTACATTAACTCCTATTAATTCTGTACAGAATGGTCATGATATTGCAGACCTTGAATACTTCACAATGGGTGCTAGAGGTGACTTGTACAGAAATATGGGATGGCCCAATGTTATTCATACTACTTATTTGGTAGACCCAACTCAGAAGTATGATGTACTGGATATCAATTACTACTGGGCTGGTGGTGCAGAAGATGTACAGAAGTCTCCTAGAACACTGACATTAGTAGCTGTAGATGATGGCAGTCACACTGCAATGAATGCTCTCATTAATGCAATCAATACTGCAAGTGGTTTGACTATTGCTACTCTGTAAACTGAGTTAACAATTATAAAGAGCATAGATTAAAAACTATGCTCTTTTTTTATCACTAATAATTAAGATCATGATACACTTCAATGAATTGCGCATTAGTTCTGATGGTAAGTATCTTATTATAGATGCTTCTGTAGATAGTCAGGACTTCTATAATGATGTACTGTTGGATAGTATAGTTATAGATACACAAGATACATACATTCTTAATGGTCCTAGTAGTAATCCTGTTTACACTTATACTGTAGGTGATAACTATGATTTAACTTACTCTATACCTGAACAATGTAATTGTAATCCTGTTCTTGAAGAAGAGGGTCAATCATATTGCTTTACTTATGGTTCCTATGAAAAGAAGAATGTAAGACTAGTATTACAAGCAGGAGATATGAACCTAAGTACTCTTAATGATACTATGTTCTTTGTGTATGTAATTACTACAGGGGAACCATCAGCTGATGCACCTGAGAGTACTATTAGTCCTCAAATAATGGGTACTGTGACTAACTTATATCCATACTATCAAAGTATGATGAAGTCAGTTAAAGAGTTAATTAATGAGTGCAAGATACCTAAGAACTTTATTGATTTTTCATTAAGGTTGAAGGCACTTGAGTTATGTATAAGAACTGGTAATTATCCTCAGGCTATTGTCTATTGGAATAAGTTCTTCAAAGGCAAGATGTCTAAACCAGTAGTAACTAATTGTAGTTGTTATGCATGAAATAGATAATGTATCCTATGATGCTATTTACAGATACTTTAATGCTTTATCAAAGTTTGGTTATAAAAGCTATGGTGATGTAGAGAAGTTAATAGCATTACTTACACTAGATGAGATGCTTCATGTATTTAATGAATACATAGATGAAGATGATTTCAGAGCTATAATAAATGCTATCTATTGTTTAAGTGGAACTACTTGTCTTATAAGATATCCAGAATTTGTTAATCATGATAGTCTTACACATAAGACTAAGATAGGATTTACTACTAGAATAACTGAAGATAATGTTATCAGGGATACTGAAGACTATAGACTTAGGATAGAAGTATAACACTTATAGCCAGTAAATAAAACCAGTAAAGACCTTGTGTATGTGAGTTTAATTACTTACCTTTGCACAAGGTCTTAATTGTATAATTAAATATGTAATAATATGACATGGAGAGAAATTATATACATGTGCTCTGATGAATTAAAGCTTTCTAGTGATGATTCCTACTATACTGAGGATCACTTAAAGTTCTTAATCAGTAAGTACAGAAGTTTCATCTTGAAGCAGCGTTACTCGGATTTAAAGAAGTTTATACCTGAGAGTAACTTTAGTACTATATGCCTTGACTTAATGGAAGTACCTGCAATCTCTGGTGAGCCATGTGAGGGTGGAGTGTATCTTAGAACTACAAAGAAAGTTCCTTTTATGATGGGCATTAAGCAGCCTAGAGTATATCCAGTAGACTATTATCAAGGTGAGATTACTTATATTTCAAGAGATAGAATGAAATATGTAGGATTTAATAAATACCTTAGTAATATCATATATTGCTCTTTAGCCCCTGATAATTACATCTACTTCAAGTCTAGTAATCCTCAGTACTTATATCTTGAAAAGGTTAGAATAACTGCACTATTCTCTGATGCAGAAGAAACTTTTGGATTACAGTGTGATGAAGATGGTCAAATATGTGAGTTACTTGACTCTGACTTTCCTTTGGAATCTGCATTAGTTTCACCATTAGTAGAGCTTGTAGTTAAAGAGTTAAGAGGTCCTGAATATTCTCCTGAAGATAAGGTAAATGGTGCTAATGATAATTTGTCCAATGTAAGTACTAAGTAATGGAAAGTTATGAAAGTTTTAGAAATAGACTATTAAAGTTAGATAAACCCAGAGTTCATAAGATTAGAGGTTCACTTGGTATTTATGATGGATATAAGTACTATAGAAAGAACAAACCTTCTGACCCTAAATATATATTAACTGAGTCTCAGTACTTTGCTATCACTAGAAGAGTTAATAACTTACTAGCTGATAATCTAATCAAAGGTGAAGAAATTAACTTCCCTCATAGGATGGGTAGATTAGAAATTAGAAAGGCTGCTGGTGAAGTTAGGTTAAATGCTAATGGTGAACTTGTAACTAATCTACCTATTGATTGGGATAGAACACTTAAATTATGGTATGATGATGAAGAGTCTTATAATAATAAGACCTTAGTTAGAGTTGAGGAAAGAGAGATATTTAAAATATACTATAATAGAGGTCAAGCTAACTATAGTAATAAGTCTTTCTTTGAGTTTAGTGTAAATAGAGAGCTAAAGAAAAGACTTAAAGAGAAGATTAAAGAAGGTAAGATTGAAGCTATGTACTTAGATAAAAATAAAAGATACTATGGTAAATAATGTAACATATACAAATATTCGTGAAATCGCCAGCAGGTTGATGCGTCATCCTTTAATGGTTGATTTAACTCTTGAATCTATTATACAGTACACTGTAGATTTCATCGGCAGAATGGGATTGCCTCCTATTTACTATGATAAGGTTGAAACTGTAGAAATTAAGAACTACAGAGCAAAACTTCCATGTGATCTAATAGCTATTAGACAAGTGAAAGATGCTAAGAATAACACTTCTCTTAGGGCTACTACTGATACCTTTCATCTAATACATGATGATAAGAGATTCCTTGAAAGACAAGAAGGAACCTTTAAGGTTCAAGGTAACATTATATATACTTCATTTAAGGAAGGTCATTTAGTTATTGCTTATAGAGCTATTCCAGTAGATGATGAAGGATTGCCTTTAATTCCTGATAACTCAGTATTTCTCAAAGCACTAGAGTTGTTCATTAAGAAAGAATGGTTTACTATTCTATTTGATATGGGTAAAATAGCTCCAGCAGTATTACAGAATGTACAACAGGAATATGCTTGGTCAGCTGGACAATGTAATATGGAATTTACATTACCATCAGTATCTGAAATGGAGGCAATTAGTAACATATTAAATCAAATGATACCAAGAACTAATGAATTTAGAAAAAATTTCAAATCTCTTGGTAGCAAGGAATTTATAAAAGATCAAAGATAATGGCACTAAAGCAATCTCAACACACAATCCAAGGCATGAGTAGGGATACTACTGTTAGTAAGTTTAACCCTAAATATGCCTTTGATGCTTTAAACATAAGAATAACTGCAAGAGATAATAATACTCTTCTTTCAGTTACTAATGAGAAAGGTAATAAAGAAGTGCCTTCTAATCATGAAATAGTAGGTACTTACTTAGGTAGCTGTATTCTTAATAGTACTCTTATTGTATTTGCTAAGGATTCTATAGCAGATAGAATATATAAGTTTATCTATGAGGATGGGAAATTCACTTCCTCAGTTCTTTTTATGGGGCAGCTTAACCTTGATGTAGAACATCCTGTAGAAACATTAGGTATATATGAGAATGAAGATATACAGAAAGTCTACTGGATAGATGGTATTAATCAGGCTAGAGTATTGAATATAACTAAAGATGTATATATCAATGCAGATGAATTTGACTTTATAGGAACTATACATACTAATGCTACAATTAATGTAGATAAGGCAAATAGTAGTGGTACTTTTAGTCAAGGTGTTATTCAGTATGCATTTAGTTACTATAATAAATATGGTAAGGAAACTAATATATTTAGCACTTCTCCTCTTCTCTATATCTCACATAAAGACAGAGGAGCTTCTCCTGAAGACACTGTAGCCTGTTCATTTAATATACAGCTTAACAATCTTGATACATCTTATGATTATGTGAGAATATACTCTATACATAGAACATCTATAGACGCTACTCCTCAAGTAAAGGTAGTTGCTGATTTAGTTACTACAACTCAGTTATATGTAGATACTGGTACTACTGGAGAAAGTGTGGACCCTACTATTCTTTTATATGTAGGTGGTGAAGAGATAGCTCCTTATACTATGGAACAAAAGGATAATACCTTATTCTTAGGTAACTATACTATTAAAAGAGAGTTAATTTCTACTGACTTACAGTATCAAATTAAGAAGAATGCTAATGTAACATTCTTCAAGAGAACTCTTACTGATGTATCAGATTTAGGAGATATGTATAGAGCTAATTATCAGCTTAACTACAACTCTAATCAGATTAAGGGATTTCAAAAAGGTGAAGTATATAGAGTAGGTATTCAGTTTCAAGATACCAAAGGTAAATGGAGTGAAGTAGTATTTGTAGGAGACTATGAATGTACTGAAAGAAATGAGAGTCATAACTCTCTAAATCAGTTTATACTTTATGCATCTGCAATTAATGTTACAGTCAATGATGTAGCTACTGTACAAGCTATTAAAGACCTAGGATATATTAAGGCTAGAGGAGTAGTATGTTTTCCAGACTTTAATGATAGAAATGTCATCTGTCAAGGTATATTATGTCCTACTGTAGCTAACTATAAAGATAGATTAGATAATAGTCCATTTGCACAGTCATCATGGTTTACAAGACCTTTTATGCCTGATGATTCATGGGTTAATGAATATGGAACTATGGCACATGATTGTAGTAAAGGTGAAGTACCTTACTTCTATCACAATGGTCCTATAGGCTCAGCATCAGTAAATGACTTAACTAGAAGTGAAATACAGACAGCATTAGGTGTAGTTCCTTATATTCCTACAGGCACAGACCCAGGTGAATATACTGATAAAAGTATGTCTGAATTCCTTGTGGACCATAACATAGTTACCATGCATTCACCTGAAGTGGAGTTTAATGATAACCTACAGAATCTAGTTAATGCTGACTATAAGTTAAGAATTATAGGTGCAGTAGCACTTAATAATACATTAAGTGATATTAGTTTAACCACTTCTACACCTTTATTAGCACCTAAAGCTCTTGGATTCTATAAGGGTAAAGTATGTAATACTAGAATGTGGAACTACTCTGTTACTGGTGAAGGTGGTAGACAAATCTCTTCAGGTTTATTTTGGGCAGACAGTTTAAAATATACTACCTTTACACCTTTAGTATTAGGTCAAAGACTATGGATGGTTTATCCTTGGCATAGAAATGGTTCACTAATTAATGCTGGTGTTCCTACAGATGGAAATACAAGACCAGCAGCACTTGGTAGAAAGGTTATTAGTAACTTGAAATTCTCTGCTGATAATATATATCTTGATACTCCTTGGACTGATGATTCTGGTGAATATACTGGTATTACTCCAGTTAATTCATGGACTGCTGGGATGGTTAGAATAAAGGCTCCTCTTAATTCAGGATTGCAGGATTTAAACTATTATGCAGATATAGATAAAGTATTACCTTTTAATAGAAGTAATACAGTATCTTCTGATTATGAGAATGGTTATCCTATATATACATCATCAAGTGCTATATCTAATGGTAGTATAGCTCCTATATTCAATGCTGCTAATGATAATGTAATATCTGTAAATACACTAGACTCTTCAATAATTGATATAGAAGATGAAGATAAATATGGTACTGAGCCTGTTAGTATGAAGTATAAATCAAACCCTCATTTAGTGTTTGCATTTAACTACACTGCATCTGGTAAACAGTCTGTTCTTCCTAAGAACAATACTTGTACTTCAATACTACAGAATAGTCCTACTACTAAGCCATTTTGGAATACAAATGCTCCTGCTGGTGATACTGTATATCAAGGTAATATTACTTACACTGATAGTCAAGACAGAGCTATATTATGGTTAGCTGAATTATACAGAGACAATGTAGTTAATAGATTTGGTGGTGATACTCCTGAGGCTATACTTAATAATACATTCTTACCAGCAGGTGATGCTGTATTAATAGGTGATAACATTGATATAAACTGTACAGAAGGAGATACTTATATACAGAGATATGACTGTTTAAGAACCTTTGCTTCAACTAGTGAAGATCAAAACAGCATTGTAGATATAGTATCATTTATGTGTGAGACTAGAATTAATATAGATGGAAGGTATGATAGAAACAGAGGATTAGTTAATAATTTAAATATGAGTCCAACAAACTTCAATCTATTTAATCCTGTATATTCTCAGTCTAATAATTACTTTACTTTCAGAACAATTGATTATGAGAGATACAGTAATAGTTTATTCCCTAATTCATTGACATGGACTAAAGAGAAGACCTTAGGTGAGGATATTGATACGTGGACTAATATTACATTAGCTTCAAATCTTACATTAGATGGTGATAGAGGCAATCTTAACTTACTCAAGAAGATAGGCAATGACATCTTTGCATTTCAAGATAAGGGCATTTCAAGAGTACTGTTTAATAGTACAGTACAGGTTAATACTAATGATGGAATACCTATTGAAATAGCTAATAGTGGTAAAGTTGATGGTAAGAGATATGTAACTCTAACTAATGGATTACAGAATAAATGGGCATCCTATTTAAGTCCTAGTGGTTTATATTTCATAGATAACTTTACTAATGACTTGATGTTGTTTAATGGAGAATCATTAAAGAGTTTATCCTCAGAGAAAGGATATAGAACCTTTATTAATAAGTACAACTCTACTGATATATGGAATGCAAGAGATTTCTCAAACTTTATTATACAGAGAGACAGTACTAATGATGAGATTTATTATATCCATAAGGACTTTGCTCTATGTTATTCAGAATTACTTCAAGAGTTTGTATCATTCTTTAGTTATGATTCAGTTCCTCTTATGTTTAATATGGGTGGCAAGTTCTTTAGTTTAAAGAATGGAATTATCTGGGAACATGAGGCAGGAGACTATAATAGTTTCTATGGTGTAACCAAACCATATTATATTACTGTTATAGATAATAGTGATGAACCTTATGATAAGATATACAACACTCTTGAATTTAGAGCTGATACTTGGGATGGTGACACATTGCTTAACGATGTAACATTTGATACATTAGATGTGTGGAATGAATATCAGCATGGTACTTTAAATCTTACTACTGCATTAGGTCAACCTTCACCTTTAAAGAAGAAGTTTAGAGTGTGGAGAGCTAATATACCAAGAGATAACAGTAACAAGTTGAATAGGATTAGAAATACTTGGGTATATGTTAAATTAGCAATGAATGACCCTAAGACTTATAGAACTGAGTTTCATGATATGATATTACATTACTTTGTATAATATTAGTAAGGCTGGCTAACCTAAGTGTGTAGTCAGCCTTTACTTTTTCACTTAAAGTATTGGTAGTGTCAATAACTTTACTTATATTTGCAACAAATTAATTATGCTATGGCTAAAAGGAAAATTATAAGAAGACGAAATAAACCATATACATTTGCAATAGGAGGTGCATTAGCTAATGCAGGAGCCACTGCTGTTAGTGGACTTATTAATCCATCAGGCAATAGTACTGGTGTAGGTAATGCTATGCAAACTATTGGTAGTGTAGCTTCAAATATTCCTGGAGTAGGAGGACTTATAGGTGCTGGAGTAAATATGTTGGGAGGTGTGGTTAATGCTGCCTTTGGAAGTAAAATCAATGAAGAGTTTGTTGATGATACTGAAGCTTCAGCTAAACAACAATCAGGCTATGTTTCTGGTGCTTCAACTAATGATCAGTTAATTAGTGACTGGTCTAATTTTAATAACTTAGCTAATGTAACTAAATCACAAGTTGGCTCAGATGGATGGTTTAGTAGTAAAGCTAAGAGGGAAACCAGAAGACTAAATAAAGAAATAGACAATGCTAATCTAAGAGCACAGAAATCACTAGTAAATACAGCAGGTAATATAGATACATCCAATGATAATGCATTACTAGCTAACTATGCTGCTGATGGTGGATTATTACTCACAGGAGATGCTATTGACTATAATTTCATTAATGAACAATTATATAATAAGAGACTAGAAGCTATGAGTAAGAATAAACTAACATCTATGCCTAACTCATTTGAAGTTCCACAGTATGGTATAGATTATTTTGCAGATGGAGGTAACTTATCAAGAGATAAAGATTATGGCTCTAAGAAGAAACCCTATCCTATGGTTCCTTCTAGTGACTTTGCAGGTCCACATAGAAGTTACCCTATTCCAACTAAAGCTAATGCTAGAGATGCACTTAGATTAGCTGGACTTCATGGTAATTCTAGTGTAAGAGCTAAAGTATTGGCTAAATATCCTTCATTAAGAAAGGAAGATGGTGGTATGCTATTTGCTGAAGGTGGAGGTATTCATATTAAGAAAAAGAATAAAGGTAAATTTACTGACTATTGTGGTGGTAAAGTTACTGCTGAATGTATAGCAAGAGGTTGGGCTAAAGCTAATGGTGGTTATATGGACTATAATTATGATGAAACCTTTGCACCAACAGGTACTTTATTTCAAGGAGCTTGGGATTCATTAACCACACATCCAGATGCTTTGACTCATGGTGGAGTATTTAGTGATGGGGTTACTGTAGTAGGTGAAGGTGGTTCTCATGAAGAGAATCCTCTAAGTGGAGTACCTATGGGATTAGCTCCTGATGGTCAACCTAATTTAGTTGAAGAAGGTGAAGTTGTATTCAATGACTATGTATTTAGTAATAGATTACATCCTACTGAAAAGATGCTTAAACAGTACAACATCCCACTAAAATATAAAGACCATACCTTTGCTAGTATAGCTGAGAAGTTTAATAAAGAACCTAAAGAAAGACCTAATGATCCTATAGCTAAGAGAGGATTACTTGCTAATATGGGTAAACTAATGCAAGCTCAAGAAGAAGTCAGAGCTAAGAAAGAAGCTAGACAAGGTACTCAATTTGCATTAGGTGGATTTACAAATGCAAATGATGATACTCTGTTATATGGTGACCCATTTACTTATAATGATTTTTTAGGTAGTCAAGGTAGTATATCTAACCCTAATGACAACTCACCTTCAAGTGATGAAGATGGTTTTGGTGCTTCATGGTTAAGATATGCACCTGTTGTAGGTTCTGGTATCAGTGCTTTAGCTAGTTTAAGAGACAAACCTAACTATGCAGGTGCTAATGCCATAGGCAATGCAGTAGCTAATATGTCTCCTATTACAGCAACTCCAATAGGCAATAAGCTAAGATATACTCCATTAGATAGAGAGTTCTATCTTAATAGACTTGATGCTAGTGCTGGAGCTACTAGAAGAGCTGTTAATAATAATGCAGGAGGTAATAGAGGTACTGCAATGGCAGGTATCTTAGCTGCTGATTATAATTATGGTCAGAACTTAGGCAACTTTGCTAGACAAGCTGAAGAGTATAACCAAGCTCAAAAGGAAAGAGTTGAAGGATTTAATAGACAAACTGATATGTTTAATAGTGAAGCAGGATTAAAAGCTGCTACAGCTACTCAAGGTGTTAAGGAGGCTCAACTTAGAGGTATTATTGAAGAGTATAACATGAGAAATGCTGAAAGAAATAGAGTTAGTGCTAATAGATCAGCTAATCTAACAGGATTCTTTGATAACTTAGGTGAGGTTGGTAGAGAAGAATTTACTAGAAATATGATTCAAAGTAACCCTGCATACAATTACAATCTTACTAGAAGTGGTAAAGTAAAGTATAAAGGTAATAAGAAGGGAGGTAAGAATGGCTAGTCTAGTAATTGGATCAAAGTTTAGACCATTCTCTTATTCTGAGATGTTAGCCCCAATTGAAGCAGCTACTACTGAACATAGAGCTATTGAAGAGGGTTTAGGTGAGATGTCAGCTAAAGCTGGTATGTGGGATAAATTAGCTAATCAGCAATCAGACCCTATAGCTTATGCTCAATATAAAACTTATGCTGATGATTTAACTAAGCAGGCAGACCTTTTGGCTAGACAAGGTTTAACACCAGAGAGTAGAAGAGGTTTGTTAGATATGAAGAGAAGATATAGTAATGAGATTACTCCTATAGAAGTAGCTGCAACTAAGAGAGAAGAATTAACTAAAGCTCAAAGAGAAGCTATTCAAAAAGACCCTTCATTAATGTTTAATGTTGACTATGGAACTGCATCTCTTGATGATTTAATTAATAACCCTAATGCTACTTATAATACTATTAGTGGTTCAGAGTTATCTAAGAGAGCTAGTATGATGGCTTCAAACTTAGCTAAGACTATACAGGAGAATCCTCAGTATCAATCAATACTTGGTGGTCAGTATTCCCAGCAAATGCAACAGTTAGGTTATACTCCTCAACAAGTAATGCAGACTATAATGAATGATCCTAATGCACCTAGTGAATTAAAGCAAGTAGCTGATACTGTGTGGCAAGAAGCTGGCTTAGATACTTGGGATCAAGCTACTCAAACTAGAGCTAGAGACTATATCAATGCTGGTTTATATGATGCTATTGGTACTCAGAAGTTTGATACTCAAGGCAATAGAGCATTTATGAGTCCTGCTGAGTCTGCTAGATTAGAGATGGATAGAGAAAGATTTGAATTAGCTAAAGCTCAAGCAGCTAAAGATAAGACTACAATACCTCTTCAAGATGGTTCAACTATTAGAGTTATTGGTGGAGGTAAAGCACTTAGAATATACCCTGATGGTAGAGTTGAGAACTATGTAGGTAATAGTGGTATTGCAGGTGCTGGTGTAAAAGATGCTGCAAAGAGGGGGGACACCCCAATTATTATAGCTAATACCAGAGGTAAATGGAGAACTGGTGAAGAAGGTAAGGATGTAAAAGGTACTTTATTTGGTATGACTAGAAGTGGAGCTGTATCAGGATGGGGTAATTATACTCTTGATAATGTGAAACCTAGTGATATAGTAACCAATTACAATGAAATACCTAAAGGTGCTTTAGATGAAATGCTGAAGACAGCTAAAGAGAAGAATATAGACCTTGATTACTATGATGTGGTTAGGGTTAAAGCTGATAAGAGTAGAGCTGTTGGTGACTATGACTACGTACTGATGCCTAAGCAAAGTACTTCTCAATTACCTATGGCTACTCCTGTTACACCACAAGTAACAGGTAGTATCAATTTTGATGAAAATATGGGATTATAATATGGAAGGATTAAAAGGATTAAAGGGCTTGACACCTGAGGATAGACAGAATTGGGAGAAGAGTTATTCTTCACAGTTGGAAGGACTTACTCCAGACCAAACAGATAGAATGTATAAGAACTTCAAGTTTAAAGAGAAGTTTGGTGATAGACCAGACTATAATACTTTGAAGAGTTATACTCCTGAGCAAAGAGATAGCTTATATAATGGTGAGTTATTTCAAGCTCCTCAGGAAACTGATGAAGAACAACAGAAGGTTGATAGTATTGGCAAAGCCTTTCAACAAGGTCAGGACTATCAAACTCAAGCTAATCAGTTGACTGAGTTATATAACAACTGGCCTGCAAGAGGTAGAAAAGCTCTTGATGAATTTGATAAGATAGCTACTGATGTATCTCCTTATTATAAGAGGTACAAAGGTACTGAATATCTTCCATTCTCTGATGAAGATAAGTATAGACTAGCAGCAGAATACAATGCTGCTAAGTCTGCTTATGGTGAACAAGAAGCTAATAATATACTTAGAAGACAGATGCAGAATACTGCATCAGAAAATCAAAGTGTATTTGAGAAAATATGGAATGGCTTTAAAGGTATGGGTGCTCAAACAGCAGGTGCCTTAATTGGTGCTGCTGGTATGGTTAAAGGTGCTGTTGACTATATAGGTGATGAAAGAAATGAGAATATAGATAATGCAGCCCTTGATTTCATGGACCATGTTATAGACAATGATTGGACTAGATATGGTAATGATGTAATGCAATATGGCTCATTGTTTGATGCTAATATTCAAGAAGCTAAGGATAATGGTGGATTATCTACTATACCTATTATAAGAACTACTAAGGAAGAACAAGGAAGTATTCTTGATAACTTGCTTAGTGTTAATACTATACCTGAATTAGTTAATCAACAAGGTTTTACTATAGCCTCAATGCTAACTGGTGCAGGTCTTTCATCTATATCCAATAAGGCATTTCAAGGATTAAAAGGTGCAGCTCTTGCAGCTAATAGAGCTAATACACTAAATAATCTTGAGAAAGTCAATGGAGTATTAAGAGGGTTACAACAAGCTCAGCAAAAGGTTAATGCCTTTGTTATTCCTGCAATGGTGGGTACTGTTGAAGGTGTTAGTGAGGGTCTTAACACTAAGATACAATTTCTTGATGATGCTAAGCAAATGGTAGCTGAGAATCAGGCTAAAGTAGTAAATGATGAATTTAATAGAAGACTTCAGAATCCTGAAGAACTTAGTAAACAAGGTTATAACCCCCAATCAAAGGAAGACCTTGAGAGATTATATAAGGAAATATATGACTCTTATGCTCCTCAATATGAGGAATCTATAAAGAAAGCTGAAGCTAATGCAGCTAAGGCAGGTGTATATAATATGGGTCTTAACTCCATGATTAATGGAGCACTTAATATGACTCTTAAAGCTGGTCTTCAAACTCCTTCTGTACAAGAAGCTATGAGAAGAAGTAGATTAGGTAGGTTATTTACACCACAAGACTTTAGAGTAGAGGCAGGTAGAGTTATTCCTAATTATGGTAAAGTTAGTAAGGTACTTAATGTATTACAGGAACCTGCTGGTGAATTTACTGAAGAGTATCTTCAAAGTGTATCTGATGCATTTGCAAGAGGTGGTGCAGAGTATAACTTACAGAACTTCATTGCTAATAAATATAAAGGTGATGGTAAGAATGCAGTAGATGAATCTCTTGCTAATGACTTGTTTGCTGCTAGTAGAGCAGCTGGTGATGCTATGACTGATAAAGAGACTATCTTATCAGGTATCTATGGTGCATTAGCCTCAGGTATGGGTACTCCTACTATTAATAATAGAAGAGGCCCTGCTGTTAGAATGGAAGATGAATCTAAACTTGATTATACTTTAAGAAGGTCTCCAGATGTATATAGAAATCCTATCTATGAAGCTATTCAAGAACAAAGAAGTCTTGGTGAAGAAAGAGCTACTGCTGCTCAAGTAATGACTGATTGGATACAAGACCCTGCTAATAAAGGCAAGTATGATGGTCTGGTTGGTACATTTAACTGGGCTAAGGCTATGGATGAAGCATCAGGTAAAAATGATGAGTTTGAATATAGAAACAGTGAGTTAGGTAAGACTATTAATGATGTTATGATGCTTGAAAAGGTCAGAGGTACTGACTATTATAACTCATTTATGACTGACTTAACTAATGCAGCTAATGCTGAAGATGGTTCTGAATTAGCTCAATCATTAATACAGCAATTTAAGAATGCACCTAATAATAGAGATATTCAACAGGATGATTCACAGATACTTGAGACTATAAAGAAGAACTCTAATAAGCTACTTAATACTATGAGTAGAATAGCTGAAGAGTCTGAGAACATTGATAAGATGTTAGGTAATGCTGCTGATGAAGATACTAAGCAAGCACTAATTTATGGTAAGATGAGTGTAGATTCTTGGAGAGAAAGAGCTACACAGTTAGAGGATGAATTATCTAAAGTCCCCATTAACCCTACCACTTCAAGTAATCTTAGTGAAGCACAGAGAGATGCTCTTATTAGTTATGGTACTCAGGATAAGATAAACAATGCTTATGATGAGTTAACTAAAAAGAAGGATGAACTTAAGAAAGATATAGAGAATATCACTAAAAGAAAGAACCTTGAAGTTAATGAAGAGCCTGCACTTAGAGCTAAGAGAGTAGCACTTAAGACTATAGATAAACAACTCAAGAAACTAGGCAGAGAAAGAGATAATAGTATAGAAGGAACTGTTCTTAGTGAAGCAGACATTATGTCTCTCAATCCAGTGGACAGAGCTACTATACTTAATCCTGAGAATAAGTCTAAGTATAGTGAGGAACAAAGAGCTATTATAGATAATGTAATAAGAGAAGGTACTTTACAATACAGTGATTTCATTGATAAGATTGAAGATGCTGGTAGAATTAACCTAGCTCAACAAGCTTACTTAGCTCAATATAATAGCATACTTAGTGATCCTTCAAGCTTCAATGCTTTTACTAATAGAATTAAACAACAAGTAGCTAATGATAACACTAGAAAGAAATATGAATATCTTAATGGTGTAAGTGATTACTCTACCTTTGTTAAGAACTTAGATAAAGCTTATAGAGAATCTGATGTAAGAGAGAGAAGTGTTATTAGAAATATACTCAAGGATAATGATAATTATAACAGGTATATATCAGATAATAAGGCATTAGAAGGTATATTTGACCAACTTGATAGTAATGAAAAATTTAATTCATTAAGTGAGAATGATAAGAATGTAATCATGACTTCAATGCAATTCTTAACAGACAGAGGTATTAGTCCTACTAATGCATCTATTGATGTATTAGCTGAAACTGATGAATCTGGTAATTCTGAATTGCTTAATTACATAGGTGAGGTTAATGGTAGATTACCTGAGGGTGAACAAATGGCTCCATCTAGTGTAGAAGAGATTGCACAGACTTTAAATAGCATACTTGAGGAATATAATAAGAATATTACTGAAGTAGAAACTATTAATAAGCCTGTGGAAGTAGCTCCTACAACTACAGAGGATTCAAAACCTCCTAAACCTGTTGGAGTATTTGCTCAATTAGCAGCTAATCCAGAGATGGGTGCATCTAGAAATCTTGAAGAAGATACTCCTGCTGAACCTACTAAGTCAGTAGGTGTATTTGGTGAGATAGAAAGAACTCCTTCACTGACTAGAACTATAGAACCTGAGGTAGAAAGTCTTACTGATAAGTTTAAAACTAATAGTAATGAGGAAGTAGCTAAGGCTGCTGACATTGGTTTAGGTATTATTAACAATGCATCTGATATTTATAATGATGTTAAGGAGCAGGCTACTCAAATACTTGATGAATTAGGAGATAGTGAATATGAAACTCCTGATAATCTTAGTGAAGCTATAATGGCTAAGGCTAATCAGTTACAAGTACAATCTCAACAAGGTGGTGATAATTCTGATAGAGCTTCTTCATTGTTAAAACAAGTAGCTTCAAAGATAAAAGTTAAGAAAGAAGTTAAGCCAGACTCTAAGGAAGAAAGAGCTACAACTCCTAATACAGCTGATGAAGAAAGAAGAAATAATGGTCTTATAACTACAGCTAGTGTAGATAACTATCCTAACTCTGTAGTAGGTCAGGCTTCTAAGAACTTTAGAATGAATGACTATTTAAGAAAGGGTAATATAACTCCTAAGACTCCTATCATGTTTATTGCAGACCCTGCTATTATTGCAGGTGTTAAGCAAGAGATGGGTGAAGCTTATAATGAGAATGATCATTTACCAATAATGGCAGTTGTTGAAGATAGCAATGGTCCTGTTATAATTGATGATAAGAAGTATCAACCTATTGGTTTTATGCCTAGAACTAGTGCTAATTCACAAGGTGCTGCTAGAGTGGAACCACTTAGAATGTCAGCTTTAACCCAACAAGATGGTAAGTTGATTAAGGATAAAGATGGTAAGGTTGTTACTACTAATGGTTATGTAAGAGCCAACCCACCTCAGCATACTAAGGCAGGTACTCCTAATACTCTGATACATACTATCATGAGTAATGATATGGATGCCTCTGATAGAGATAAGATGAATGATGAGAAGCTTTCTATACAAGATAGACAAGCTATTTATAGAAAAGCTAAGGATAAAATCTTACCTAATATTAGAAGAGTAGCACAGGATGCTAAGGGTGAAAGAATACACTTAGCTTACTTTACTCCTAATATGAAGGGTGGAGAATCTGAGTTTGAGTTATATGTAACCACTCCTCAAAACTCCTTATCTAGATCAGGTCAACCTATAGCTCAAGTATTAACTGAAGGAACTCCTGAGGAGATACTAAAAGCTAATAGTAGGCTCCATAGATATAGCAAGACACTTGAAGAGTTCTTTAAGAAGAAGCCTTTCAGTGATGATATTAGATTCAAGAGAGAGGGTAACACACTAATTGCAATAGGTGAAGGTGCTACTAAACTAAGTTCATTAGGTGAAAGTTTAACTAAGAAGTTAAGTAACTATCTGACAGTTCCTAAAGGTTATGAGTACACATTCATACCTACAGAAGACAAGCTTGAAGGTAATAGAATGTATCAATTAGTTTTAACTAATGGTGTTAATACTATACCTATGGCTAGAGTAACTAATGGTACAATGACTGATGAAACTAAGGCTAATGCTATTAAGAGTTTAATACTTGATAATGGTAACTTTAGACAAGATGGTAGTCAACCATTTGTTAAATGGCAGGTTAATTACAATGACTTTAATGCTAAAGAAGGTGAATCTGATGATGCTAGAAAGGCTAGATTAGGCAATGCTAGTGATATATTTGATGATAATATACTGGAATCTAGTAGAACCTCATTTAAATATACTATTAGAGGTATTGATATTAATAGTCCTTTTAAACAGGATGGTAGCAGAACTCCAGTACCTACACAAGTAGTTGCTAATCAAGTTAATGCTACACAAGGCAAACCTATTAATACTCCTGTTATTGTAGCTACAGACCAAGTTAAAGTAGGTGATGCTATTGTTGACAGTGAAACTGGTGCTACATTAAAAGGTGAGGTTAAACCTGTATCTAATCCTGCTGTTGATAAGGCTAGAGATATAGCTAATAGAATAGTTGAAGATAGTAAGGAGATAAGATTAGCTGATGATAACTCAGGTTATGTAGATAACAATGGAGTTAGATATGCTAGAGTTACTTCTATCATTCAAGCTGATGAACATGCTGGTGAAAGATTTGATCCTAATAGTCCTTGGATAACTCCTTCAACTAATATAGGAACATCAGTAGATGAGTTTGTAAGAGACTTCTTTGCAGATGAGTTTTTTGATGAGGATGGTAAATTGTTAAATGATTATCATTTTGATTATCCTAATGCATCTCAAAGTCAATGGAGAAAGTTTGCTAATCAATTAATGGGTCTTAAGAACTATATTGATGCTCAAGGTCTTACAATAATTCCTAGAGATGTAACTGTTACTGGTACTGTCAAAGTGACTGACACACAAGGTCAAACACATGATATACCTGTTGCTGGAACTCTTGATTTACTTGCTTATGATAGTCAAGGTAACTTCCATATCTTTGATATGAAGACTAATAGAAGTGGTATTAGTGATGAGAAAAGAAAGAAATATGCTAAACAGGTTTCAATGTATCAGAAGTTCATTGAAGATAAGTATGGTATTAAAGTAGCTTCTCTTAACATTATACCTATTAATGTTAGTTATCCTACTCCTTTAGGATTTGGTAATGGTAAAACTGCATATGAAATAAGTGAAGGTAATCAATTACTTGCTAATGGTGAAGAGTATATGGACTCTAAACCTACTCTTGAAGAAGTAGGTGCAGTACCATTTACTGATGTAAATATTCAATATGATAAACTTACTGACAGTGAGAAACAAATGATTACTGATATGTTACCAGCTGAGGTTGAAGTTAAAAAGGTAGAAATACCTGATGCTGAGACTACAGTTAATAAGAACTTAGGTTTAAAGATGGGTAAAGTTAAAAACAGATTTGCTAAACCAGCTAAGAAAGGACCTATAGTTACTCCTTCAGCTAATAACTGGGAATCAATTAGTGATGAAGTTAGACAGGCTGCAATAACAATGGGATATACTAAAGAGTCTTGGAATAACATGACTGAAGATGAGAAACAACATCAGAAAGAGTGTCTAAGTTAAGCATAGCTAATATAAAAAAAGAAAGGCTAGGGGGGATTAACCTCTAGCCTTTTTTTTTTGCATATATGAACATTGTTATTTGGTAAGATTAGCCCTACCATACTGATAACTCTGTGCTGCTTGATATGGATTCTGCATCATTAAGTAGCTTCTCCAATAAGGAAGCATTCTTTCAACTTTATGTGCCCATTTCAAGTCACCTTTCTCATAAGTACTACCACTTGATTTATACTCTTCTTGAGTAGCAAATAGTGTTACTATATTAATTAGGTCAGTTGCCAAACTAAATCCAACAGGAGATATATTAGTTACTACTGGAGCCTCTTTAACAAATCCCCAAGGAGTATTAAAGGCTGCTTGTTCACTATATAATCTACTAGCTACATAATATAAGAAACCCATAGCTTGGTCAGGTTCTTCATCATCGTCATCATCAGGCTTAGCACTTAACATCTTAAGTAAAGTCAATGCTACAATGACAGCCATATCAGCCCAATTTCTTCTCATATTATAATACTGATTAGCTGAGAAACCAGCATTAAGCATCATTTGTTGAGTAGTCTTTGATACTGGAGTAAAGATAGCTCTAGCTGTTAAAGCAAAGCCTCCTTTGTCTGTGAATGTAGATGCAATTACCTTAGCTAATGTTCTCATAGAACCTTCAGTTTCAGTACCTAATGCAACACTATAAGCATTAACACCAAACCTTCTTTGTATCATACCTAATGCATAACCCCTCATAGCTAATAAAGCATTACCATAAACATTCTGTTGTATAGCCACTTTATCTGAATTGTTATAGATACCATGCATTCTGTTATTGATTTCTCTGGCTCTATCCATAAACTTAGATTCATCTTCAATACTCCAAGGTTTTAATTCCCCAGTATCTTTATCTAGTACTCTGACACCTTGTTTCATTTGAAGAGTCTTACCTAAATTAGGCTTACTATCATCTATGTTAACTACTTGATAAGCATTGTATAGACTAATAGGATTTCCATTCTCATCAATGAGTTTAGTACCATTGGCTGTAGCAAGAAATGCCATAGTCTGCATATAGTGTTCACCACATTTATAAGGTAAGAATAGATTCTCTCCTACTGGATTTAACTTAACCCACTTAGATTTATTAGTATAGTAATCTCTCTCCTTCTTCTTATTTTCATTAAGAGCATTCATTCGTCTAATGAACAAACTTACCTTATCTTCTTTAACATCATCACCAGCATGTAACCAGTTAGATGGTAAGCTCTTCCAGTAAGTTATATTAGCTCTTTCCCAGTCTTTAACACTAAAGAATTCTCCTGATAAAGCCTCTTTGAATATTTCAAGAGAACCAGTACCTAAGTTAACAGCTCCACCTAATACATTACCACCTAAGAAGAACTTTGATGCTAATCCAGTGAAGAATCCTACTACCTTATTAAGTACTACTTTCTTTCCTATCTTAATTTTAGTAGTATTAATACCATACACCTGTTTATCTAGGAACTTCTGGTATCTTTTAAATGCTCTGGAAGTTTCATCTCTTTCAGACTCTGCCCTTATACCTCCTACAGCTCTTCTCTTCAAGACATCTTTACCAATCTCAAGAGTACCTGCAATACTGGATATGCCTGCATAAGTATGTGCCATCCCAGCATAAGCTAAAGTAGATTGAAATAAATCAGTACTTAACTCTGCACTATCTCTTAACTTATTAATACCATAGATAGGAACTCTGTTTAACTTCTCTTTCTCAAATTCAAGTTGATTAGAGAACATATCTTCCTCTATTGTATTATAGGTTTGATCACTACCAAAGTCTCTGTCTTCACTATCTTCAACAAAGGTATCTGCCATGTTTCTTCTTAGAGTATAACTAATAGCCTTTCCAGTGCCTTCAGTCATTCTTCTATTTCTGATTTTATTCATAGTAGTACCTTTGAACTGTGGCATTCTATAGATATTAGTACTACCATCAGGTAGAAATCCATCTAATTCAGCTTTAAGATTCATGTACTTACTTAACCATCCAGCTCTTGGAGTACCCTTAATAGTTTTCTCATACTGTTCACTTAAGTAAGTATCATTAGGATACCATCTTTGTTCAGCTTGATTCCATTGAGAGTGCTGTTTATGCCAAGACTTAACTAATGGTTTAAAGTACTGATCCCACAGTAGACTCTTCTCAAAGTCTGATTTACCTTCAAGGTTAGGATTGTTTGCATAGAAGTCATCTCTACATTCTTTCTTAAACTGTAACCAATCATCTTCATAGTCACCCCAAACATAAGGTGATACTATGTTACCAGTTAGTTTACCAGTTCTAGGACTTATCTCACAGAAAGCATCTGTATTCTTCTCTCCTATACTATGTAAATCACCTTCAAGTATCTTTAGTCTATCTTGAGTTTGAATAGTCATATCATCAGCATACTTATTAGCTAACTTCACAGTTCTATCAGCTAATTCACCAATAACATCAGAGTTATTTGACATTGAAGCTAAAATAGATTCATGAATACTAATATCCTTCTCCATATATCTAAGTAAATCTTCAATAGGAATTTTTTCAGCACTAACCCATCTAAGACCTCTTTGACCTTTCTTCCAATCAAATATTACTCTGGCTGCTCTATTTACATAAGTAGAACCCATAGCATCTTCAAGAAACTTAAGATAGAACTCTCTCTGTTTAATCTCAAGGGTATTAAGTAATCTATTGTCACCATTAATAGCCTCATTAAGATTTCTTCTAAGAGCCTTGAGTTGAGTTATTGTACTTTCATTGACATTCTGTAATCTAAGTCTTGAATCTTCTGTAGTAGTAGCATCCTTTACTATTTTAAGAATAGCCTGTGCATTAGCAACAAAGGTTCCTACTTCTCTTAATAAAGCTGCATTCTCTGGTGTAATACTAGTTACATTAAAGTCTACTTTAGCTAACTTAGCGATCATCTCAGGTACAGTATCAACCATTAAATCCATAGCTTCTGTAATACCATCTACAGCAATTAAGTCTGCAAATAGTGATGGTTGACTGCTAGTTCTACCAGCTTCAACTTGACCTGCTAATTGATTGTACTTATTATAAAGAGACTTATCAATAGCTCTCATCTGTGATGTTTGACTTCTCAGTATATTTAAAACAGACTTGAAGGTAGCAACATTAACAGAGTCTCTAGCACTATACAGTGTCTCTTGGGTTTCAAGTGCATTTTCAACAGTGCCCTGGAAACTAGGTGACATAAAGCCTTGTGCAATAGCATCAGCAGTTCTTACTGCCTCTAATTTAGCATTAGCTATTTCATTGCCTGTGATGTTATTAAAGACTCTTTTAATCTGACCTACTATTCTATTGACTATGTTCTGCCATGAAGCTCTCTTATCTATCTCGCCATTAATAGCCTTGCCTACTAGATGACCAGCAACTTCTCTTGCAGGATTATCTCTATAAGCAATAGTATTGTATTCATCACCCATTATAACTCTCTGTACATCAGGAGTTAACAATCTCTCAAGTCTTTGAACTAGTGGAGAATTACCTAATGCACCTACAGCAAAGTGGCCAGCTTCTTCAGATAAACTACTATCTATTTGTTCATTATTAGCTACCTTAATTAATTGATAGAGACTATCAGCAGTTTTAGTAGCATTGACAGTACTATATCTACCATTAATTCTCTCACTATCATCAAGGAAACTATAATCAACACCAGCTCTATTTAAGTAGAACTTAATTCTCTCTTGTAGACTTCTGTTAGCTATGTTATCATTTAACTGAGCTACATTAGTGTTGTTCTTATTGACTACAGTTAATTCAACCTTACCATTATCCTTATTAATAATAGTAGCCATATACTTATCATTGTATGGGCTACTTCTATTAAAGGACTGTAGTTTAGGTACAGCTTCATTGTAATCATATACACCAGCACCAATATCTTTATTCAAGGTTTGTTTAACCTTCTCATCATTTAGATTCAGCTTAGTTAGCTGCCTAAGAGATTGAAAGGTTATCTCGCCATTACTATCAAACTTAGCTTCATTAGCTACTCTACTTAAGAATTCAGGACTAGTACCTACAGCATAATACTGCTTAGATACCTCTCTGTCATTAGTGTAATGTAGGAGTGACTTAAATAAGTCACTCTCTACAAATTCACCTTTACTATTCTTTACTCTTGGAATTATACTACACTTATCCATATTAACAAATCTTATTACCTTCTTGGTCAGTTACATTATTAGCTTGAGCTTTCAATGACTCAATAGTATCAATTAAATCTTCTACACTAGCCTTATTTAGCATCTCAATCACTAATGCCTTATCTAAGGTATTATCAGCTTTTAATGCTAAATCAGTAGCCTGTCTAACTAATTCTTCTGTACTCATACTAGTATCTACAGTATTAACTACTTCAGGTTCAACTGATGTATTACCATCCTCTTGAACTTCAGTATCAGCTATTGTACTTACTGTCATTGAGTTGGAAGAATATTGCAGAGACTTTCCAGATTCACCTAAAGCATCAACCTTATAATAGTTAATACTTCCAGTAGTACTGGCATTAAATACTACATCATTACTATCACACATATATACTATATCATCTATAACAATAACAGGTCTAAAGTAAGATACTCCTTTCTCTTCACTAGGTAATAAGAATGGATTACCTTCTTTACCTAACTTCTTTACATCAAGAGTAAAGCTGCTTACAGCTACTCCATCACTAAAAGCTAAGTTACTTATAAGTCTACCATTTCTTCCTTTAGGATGAAATACTAGTCTGTTATTATCTAAATGATTAAGTAAATACTGTTTAGCAAACTCTTGATTATTAACACCAATCCTACTCTTTTGTACATCATTTAAGAAGTCAACATAAGATTTAGGATTACCATTATAATCATATCCTACTTGCACAGCTAACTTAACTTCTGTAGGAGCCAAGTTCATAAATGCCATAGGACTATAAGTAAAGCCAAGCTTGTAATAGTTATACAAGAACAGAGATTGTGCTAATTCAGCAGTCTGCTCATTCCTTAATAAGTCCCCCCAACTCTCTTTAATTTCATCCTTTTGATAAGGTGCTAAACCACCTATATCCTGAATATTCATGCTCACTTTACCAGTATTTTCATCAGTAACAAACTGCATATACTGGAATATAGGCATAGACTTCATTGTAGGATTAGCTTCAAGAATATTGAATAAACCTTCAGGAAATATCTCTGTAAAATACTCTCTAGCTGTAACCTCTTCACCTGCTGCATTAATAGGCATATTACCATTAAATAAGCTATTCTCTTGCTGACTTAACATAAATACCATTAAGTCACTGTGAATACTATTAATAGTCTCTGCATCAAGTAATCCACTTCTAGTAAATGCAGCTATTCCTTCTCTAGCTTCTTTATAGGCTTTAGTATTATAAGGATAGAATTTATTAATTACTTTCTCAGCCTTTCTATTCATATCATACATAGCCTGTTCATAAGCAAAAGGATTTTCAAGTAAAGATTCCATATACTCTTGATCATTCATGGATAATGTTCCTACTTCATTATTCATAGGAGCATTAATACCTTGAGCTACTTTCATCTCAACCTTAAGAGCATCAGCTTTTGTAAATGACTTAACATAAGCAGCTACTTTCATCTGTTGTGCATAAGCATCACCAAAGGTAGAACCTACAGCATTAGATGCAGTAAACTTAGTGTTTCTTACAAACTGAGATACATCATTACTAGCTTCAAGGATTTCTCTAAATAAATCAGCAACAATAATTTGTTTCTCAACAAATTCATCACTCTTCATTAGTTCTTCCTTACTAGTGTTTGCAGCCTGAACTATATTATATGCTAACTTTTCTCTTGAAAGGTCTTCATCAGGTATAGCCTTCTTTAACTCACCATCAACCTCATAATTGTCTAATACATTGTCTATCACAGAGTTAATATCAGACATACCATTATTAAAGCTGTATTCACATATATCCTTAATAATAGGTTGATTGAATAATAAACCTATATCCTCAGTAGTAAAACCAAGTCTTGCTAACATAGCACCAGCATCAGCAGTAATAGTATTCAAGTTCAAATAGTTAAGTACTGGGTCCTTCACAGCATCTACTGATGCAGCTAGAAACTCAGCAACATTCAAACTAGTATCTATTTTATCATTATGAAGTAAATCAGAATAACTTTTACCTGCAAATGTAATAGGCTTCTTTAAAGAAAACTGTTCCATCAATGAAGCAAATGCATGATTAGTATTTTGATTTGCAAAGATACCAATCAATTTACCTGCAACATTATTCTGCTGGTTATAAATAACAATAGTCATAGGGTCACTAGGATCATAATTAGGCTCTGGATCAGTTAGACTTCCTTCATCAATAGCTTTATTAATACTTGAAAGGTTAACAGTCTTATCTTGATGATTAACTTCTGCCTTACCAAACATTAACTCTCTCATAACTCTAGCTGCCTTAGAAGCATTAGCAAATCCACCTGGGGTATATCTATCTCCAAAAGTCTCAACATCACTTAATCTCTGTTGTATCAAATGAATAAGCATGTTGTTTCTACTAGCCTTACTATTCTCTAATGGACTCTTACTAAAGTCATATTCTTCAAACTTTATATAACCTCTATCAGCTACAAACTGATTGAAAGCTGCTTGATATGAATAAGGTAATCCAGCTTTCTCCCAATACTTATATAGTCTGTCTAATGATTCAGTATCTTCTTCTCTAGCTTCTTGAAGAACTGCCTTCAAATTAGGATATGTATCATAGAACTCTGACCATATGTTCTTTATTTCCTCTGATGTAAGTTGCCTTTGCTGATACTCATTTCTCATAAAGTACAACTTATCAATATCAAAGTCAAAACCTGCAATAGTAGTTCCCTGAGGTGGTACTTTAATAGTACCTCCAGCAGTCTTATGACTGAATCTTTTCACTCTCAGATTAATCATTGAGTAGTCTCTTTCAGTTGGAATTCTATATGCAAGTAAACTAAGTATATTAGGATAAGTTTTCTCTAATATGGTATTACCATTCTCATCAATCTTTAGAGTACCATCTTCATTACAATAGGTCTCAAAGTCTAATGATTGCTCTCTACCAGTACTATCAGTATAAGTTAAATCCCAAGGTATTTCACACTCTGCATAGAGTATATTATTAGGATTATTAGGGTCTGTTACATATCTCAAACCACCATCTTCCTCATAACCAGTAATACCCATAGCTGATACTTGAACAGCACTACCACCTTTAATAGATTGTTTGTTAACCATCTTCTTAAAGAGACTAAAGAATAAAGCTGAACTATCATGCTCTAAGCCACCTTCAAATAAAGGTACAGTAAATTCACCTCTTTCATTTAGTGCATAAGCCATCATGTTATCTTTAGACTCTCTACTATTATTAGCTGTAGTCTGGATTAACCTGTTGCTTATCTTATTAGCATCAGATACTGCATTCTCAAATAAATGATAAGAATCAATAATGTTAGCAGTGATAAGTGAATTATAGAATCTTACAAGATTACCACCATTCAACTTAACATTACCATATTTACCACCAAGATTAACTCTCTTTCCACCTATATAACTACTGTAGTCTTTAAACTTTCCTACCTTAGCCATAATAAGCTTTCTTACCTGAGTACCAAATAACTGAGAGCTATTAACATGCTCTGGAACATTAGTCTGGATTCTATAGTCAGCATAGCTTAACTGATGAACATAACCTTTATTCATTGCATCATTGATAGTTCTTGAGTCTACATTGCTAATATCAGTAGAACCAAATCCACCTACCTTAACAATCTTAGTAGAACCAATCATATCTATAGGCTCACTCTTACCAGTTTCAGGATTAACATGCTCTTCCATCCAATAAGCTATATCTCTTAACTTACTACCAGCAGGAAGAAGTTCAGGTATAAGAACTGCCTCAGCATACTTATGCTGAACAGGTATCTTTAACATATCTGCTCCATTGATACTATAGTTCTCAAAAGAGAATAAATAAGGTTTAATAGGTTGGAATATAACAGCTAAATCTGAGATAGACTTGATATCTTCCATTGAAGGATTTTCATCTTTACCTATCTTGGACCTAATGGATTGTATCTGATTATAAGCTGCTTCCATTCTTTCATCCCACTTACCAGCCATACCCATTACCTTCTTATAACTTTCAAGTGTTCTATAGCCCTGACCATCTGTAAGAGTATTCTTCTTATACATCTTATAAACATCAGAGTTTTTACCAAAGTGACTAGCAATTGCTGCCATGAACTCTGGATCAAACTTCTCTGCATTTACATCAATATCATCAAAGTAAACTACTCTTTCAATACCATCATTACTATATCTTTCACCTGTGAATGGGTCAATAGCTTCTACACTTAATGCAGAGCCAGGAGCATGAATTTCCTTATATCTCTTCTGTAAGTCCTTAGTTCCTTTATAGAAAGAAGGATCAATAGTCATCATCTGTAACTGTTGGATAGTAGCAAACTTTGTATTCCAGTAATAGTCTGATAATACTTGATCTATAGTTCTATTACCCTTAACTTCTTGACTCAAATAAACATACTGACTATTTTGCTGTTCAAGCACTCCTAATGTATTAAGTTGTTGCTTGAACTTAGTAACAGAATCATCCATATAAGCTCTAATAGCTTGCTTAACAGTCTGTTCAATGTTACTTTCTTTAATCATCCCAGCATACTTAGGTTCATTTAAGAAGGGAAGTAGGCTAAACTTATCTGTATTTCTTGAGAAGTTATCAATAGCCTTTAACCCTTGGTCCTGCATCTTTCTATTAGCAGCCTTGGCTAACTCCATTCTTCTCTTCTCTTGAATATAGACATTGTACATACCATCAAGTATCTCTTGACCACCATACCTTTTAGCTTTAATAAACTTAGCTACTCCACTATCACCTAAGATGAATACAGGATACCAAGCATATTGACTATTAGGACTAATTTGTTTCTCAGAGAAATACTCATTGAGCATTTGTACTATATGCTGCTTACTAGTGAAGTCTTCAAACTTAAGTTTATCTGTACCTAAGAATCTCTTAAAGGTAAAGTTTGCAGCAAAATTATCTTCAGTACTTAAATCACTATTATAGAGTTCTTCTAACCACTTGTTAAGTATCTTACCATCATATTGAAAATAAGATGAGTTAAGATAGGTAGTTTCAAGCATAGCCTGAAGTCCTTTCTTGTCAGTAGCTTTCACAAAAGAAGCTATCTTATCAAATCTATCTCCCATGAATGATGGAATAACATTACTAAAGAATGTATTATCACCATATCTAACTCTACTTTCAAGTTTTAACCCTTCTCTACTCTTAGCAACTATTGCCAGTACTTTAGTAATCTTTTCTCTAAGGACACCTTTCTTCTCATTACTAGAAGCTCTTTTGATAAGCTCTTCATAACTAACCTCCTTTTTGCCTTCTTGCTCTTCTTTAGTTAGATTAAGACCAAACTTAGCTGCACCTAACAATTCTTTGTTTAATGCCCTAATATCTCTGTTCCTAGACATTATTCTATCTAAAGTTTCACCATCTATATCAATACCAAGGGACTCAGCAGCATCAATTAAGAATTGTTTCCTCTCTAATTTAGACATCATCCAGAACTTTGATTTCTCATTTATTCTTTCAGGTTCTGCTAAAGTATCAACTATTTTATTCTTAATTCTCTCTAGTCTAATTGGCATAACTCTAGTACCAACACCACTCTTTTCAAAGATGCTGTTCCTAGGATTAACTACCTTACCAAGTTTAACTGAAGTTAAGAATGAACTAAAAGGAGCATTACCCTTAATTCTATTAAGTAATGTTGTCTTATAAGTTCTTATTCTACCTTCCTGCTTTTCAGTTTGCATAGAATAAGGCTGAAAGTTTTTCTTAAAGTCAGTATAGAATTGAGTTCTTATTTGAGGATTTTCCAGCTCTTGCATAAATGGAGTTACCCATCCAGCAGTACTACTATGCTCTCTAAGAGCATTCATCATTTCAGTTTCACTGCCTACACCTCTAAGTACATCAAGTAATTCCTGATGCATTCTTACAGGGTCCTGCATTACAGGGAAACCTAAATCATCCAGTACAACTTCACCATCCTTATATACTGGAACTCTACCAATAACCTTTCTAACTTGCTTTCCAACTGAGCCAAAAGAAGACTCAAATTCAGCTTGTTCCATCCAGCCTTCTCTCTTAGATTCTTCCATAACAAACTTCTCAGTCATATCATTCTCATTGAAGTTGTTAGGATTGGAATCATCAGCAAAGTTAATGTCTTGACCTAATTTAAGGTCTTCTGCATCTCTAATTCTAAGTTTTGCAAAGGATATTAAGGCTCCCCAGTTATCAAATACCTTTTGATATTTAGCTGCTGTTTCAGTATCATTCTCTTCTATAGCATCACTATATTGTGATTGAAGAGTATCATATATCTCATTAAAGATACCAGCTACACCACCAGCTTGTTGTCCATCAACAGTGAATCCAGCTATAATATCTTTTCTACTTACAGAGGGATATTCCTCCTGAACAGCATCTACAATGTCTGAGAACATGGTGGAAATCATACTGATTCTGTTGAATCTCTCTTCTGCACTAAAGTCATCTCTTAACTGTGTATAAGACACAGCAGGACTATTTATAGCATCAAGAAGTCTCTTAGAGTCTTCTTTACTAAGACTCCTTCTGAACTCAATAAGAGTTTCAGCAGTTGGAGTTTCAGCTTCAGGATTTCTTTCCTGATATAAACCTCTAAGGTTAGCAACTAAGTATTTATTCCATCCTGTTACCTTACTAGCTATTACATCATCCAGACCTTTCTCTGGAGTATAACAAGTCTTACTCATATAACATTCAATTAATTAGTTAATTACTTTGCAAAAGTAGAATATATTTTTTAAATAAACAATAGAATAAGTCCAAAAGTTCCATAAGAAAAGAATAATCCTTATAGAAAAGAAAAAAGGAGTAGATTTAATCTACTCCCTTCTCAAACATTCTTTCTGTAATAATAGAATACACACATGTACTCTGACTCCTTCTAGCCTCATACTCTTCAAGTGTGATTTTCTCTTCTTTCCAAGAGTAATCATAGTTCTTTCTATCCCAACCATCAGGGTCTAAAACCTTGGGATATGGAAATATAGATTGCCACTCTTCAGAAGTTTTCTTAATAGGTTCATTCATTACTCAACAACATATTTAGTACCACCTAAGATGATCCATCTGATGGTATTTATATTAACAGGTCTAACATTGTTAGTATCCTCAATGTCCATGTCTATGCAGTTATATCTGCCATCTCTACTCTCAAATTGAATCTTGAAGCCTCTTAATACCCTGTCTTCACCTTCTTCATAAGGTAAGATAGGATTCTTAATCAACTCTTCAGCAAACTTCTTTGCTGCCTCAGCAACACCCTTTTTATTCTTTTGAATAGTATCAATCTCCTTTGAGAAATCACTAATCAAAGTAGCAATCTCAGCATTAAGCTTTCTTTGAGATTTAGGTGTATCCTGTTTCTTGAAACAAACAGTAAATACTTGAGAACCATGAATACCTTCAAAGATACTTCTGATACCTAAAGTACCATCTTTCTTATCTTCTCTAGTTACCTTTACTTCATTAGTAAAGTCATCAGCAGATTCAAGGTAATTATGGATATACTTTTCATCTATATAAACTACATCACCACTTTCTAGATGCTTCAACTTAAAGTTTAAATTACCGTTATCTGCTAATACTTTGTAATGAGAACTTTCACTCAATACATCTCCTACTTTAAAACTCTTTATCATACTTTCTTCTATTTAATAATAACCACCATGCTTAACATAGTAAACAATACTTAACACCATAGTAACAACTGTTACTAATACTCCTGCAAGAAATCCTATCCAAAACATATTAATCAGGATTAGCTTCATTGTATAAATCAGTAATATAACCTCTTCTCAAGAATTCCATATGCAATGGATGTGCTAGTTCATAAGCCTGTGGATGTGCGCTACCTGCATCTCTTAACTTAAAGAAATGCTCCCAATCACTCACAAAACCAGTCATTACTAACTCAGTTTTAAGTGAATTAGGTAATACTGCTCTTGCTTGTTGGGCAATCCAACCCTTACCAATAAGGTTAAAGTATTGTATCTCAGAAGAAGCAAGCCCAAATAAGAAATATAGCTCATTCAAATCTTCTTGTGAGTAAGTAGGGTTATTTAAACTACCCATCTGAATAAGAAGTTCTTGGGAGTTCTGTTCTCCCAATTGCTTCATATCTACCCAAGAAGGAAGAATATAAATAATCTCATTACCAAACTTATCTTTAGAGTAGTTACAATACCTTGTACTCTCTTGAGCAAAGGACATCACTCTATGTCTTACAAATTCCATCTCTTAATGTATAGGCTCTTTATCCTATACTTCTCCTCTTTTCAGAGGAGTGTGGGACTATATCATCATCCTTCACAGGATGCCCAGCACTCGTGTCAGTATTATATTCTAATATTATCTTTTTAATATCTAAGAATCCTAAACCACTCATTGTTCGTATTGGTTTAAGGTTAGATAGTGTGAACTCAGTAAATGGATTGCTTATATACATCTCAATTACTTTATCACTTTGCCACTTATGTATATTTGTTTTCATATTAGTTTCAACTGTTAGTCTCTGAACCTTCCAACTTTGTTAAAGGTTGGCTTGGCTGCTGATTAGCATGATTTAATAAATTTTAGCCTTCCAGCAATTCACTGGGTTATCATTGATAGATTACTCTATCAAGCCACAAATTGTTTATGGGAAACTCCTCTATCACAGATAAACTTAACAGTATATCTCTTTTCATGGAACTCTGTAGGTTCACAGATATATTGTAAATCATCAAGCCAGTTATTCTCTACAAGTACTCTGTAGTTAGTAGTAATAGCTACAAATCCATCTAGAACTCCTAAAATAGGTTGAGCTTGTACAGCTTTTGAGTAGATATTTTCCTTATATTTACTCCATAAATTACAAGCAACTCTATTAGAATCTTCTCTAGCCTTAAAGTCATATCTTAAATATACAGTCCCTGCTTCTAACATAGCACCATGCCCACTCTTAATCATTCTTTCTACAAACTCCCTGGCAGATGTTTCAGTTATTTTATCCTCAGATTTATAACATACTCTTCCTGCCTGTTCAATTATTTTATATATACCATCTATACTAGGACCTTGTTCTATTATATTAAAACTAGCTTTTATTAATTTCATCTTCTTTAAATTTAAATTTAAACTCTCCTACTCTAGTACATTTAATAAATTTAGAATGCTTATCTCTCCAATATCCTCCATTACAACAATTAGAAATAAGTCCTTGACTAATTCCTAATATTCTAGAAGCTTCTTGAGTCGAATTAAATTCATTTATAATATTACCATTTAAATCCAACTGAATAACTTTTTTACTTCTTTTAGCAACTTGTCTATCAATTCCAGTTCCATAATTCACATTATAAATTCTAGAACACCATTCTAAATTATCAACATTATTATTAGAAGGATTCTCATCTTTATGATTAATCTGTTCTAAATTAAGAGGATTAGGAATAAAGGCTTCAGCTACAAGTCTATGTACTTGCTTTTTATATCCTATACCATTTTTAAATAAAGTGACTTTTTTATACCCTCTTAAAGTATCTTGAGGTAATACTTTATATTTAGAACTTCTATTATCTTTATGAATTCGTCTTACCTGACCTAAAGAACTTACTTCATAAATGCCTTTAAAATTTACTATTTCTTTCCACTGTTCCATATATTTTTATTTTTAATAATACAAATATAAGTAAATTTTTCGACATAAACAAATTATTAAAAGGAATATTATGTACTAAATTCAATTTGTTTATAAACTCCTTCAAGACCTTCTTCTTGGTCCCAAATCTCAAAACTTGGTTTTATAATTCTCATAATTAGTCATTTAGTACTACAACTTCATCAATATCAAATTCCTTAGGAATATCTCCGTCAAATACCTTTTTATAAAAAGACTTTTCTATAAAATCATCAGAGCTATTTACAGGTGCTTCAACAGTATCATAGTATGATATAGTCACACTCACAAACCTTTTATGTTCAATATTTAAAGGTTCATTAAATGGTGCATTAGGATTATTTGCTGCTCCTAAAGTTAAATTATCCATAGTTAATTGTTGTTAAAGAATTCCACATTCTGTTCTGCCATTAAACCACAACAAGGTGGAATGACAATCTCTTCTGTCTTAGTTACAAGATACTCTGATTGAGTACCATTGTACATACCACTAGTCTTTAGTATTTGCTCAGCATCATTTGCATTAGATGCTTTTACCATTGCAATACCTTTACCAACTCCTCTTAAATCATAGGTAATTACCCATAATCTTGGTGGAAAGAATGAGTCTCTCTCAGCCTCCACCATCACATTTTCAACTGATATTTCTGCCATATTAATAATGTCTTACATTATAACAATTATCACATAGACCACCCTCATGTGTTGAAGGTTTACCACAGTATTTACACCTCTCAACTGCATTAAAACCTAACTCTCTACTTGATTCAGTAGAATTATCTACTACATCTTGTATAATATTAAAGGCTTCTCTAAGAAGCTCTCTCTCTCTCTTTGAGTTAAACACATGCTATCAGCAATGCTACTTCTTGAAGCAATGCCTCTAATTTCAAACAGAGTTCTACCTCTGACTCTCCACTTTATTTGCTTTTCTGTTGCCATAATTATTCAAGATAATGTTGTTGATGCAAGATGCCCTCATAGCCATTATAGGTAGCTCCTACTACATGTTCTAAGTCTGCATCTTGATATACTGAATATCCATAATCATCTTTACGATTAGTAGCTTCAAGTATTTCCATAGCTCTCATAGGATTTCTTGCTGCTACAAGAACCATCCCATTACCATAAGCAATATTATACTTACACACATAGAGATAAAGGTTTTGTTTATCACCTCTATCCCTATTTGGTACAATATTATCAGGACTTACATAAATTCCTTGCTTACTCATACACCTTCAATTATTGATTTATACCTTTCATAAGTCTTCCTTATTACTTCTTCACCAATAGGATTCTCTCTCTTAGAGTCCCTCTCAATACATATTTCAAGGGGAGTAAAGAAGTCCTTATACTCTATAGTATAGTGCTTACAAGAGTCTGTTTCATACTTATTATGGGAAGCTACAATATCTCTATATGCCACATACTCATGATTACTTAAGTTCATGTTATCTACAACTATATCATAACCTTCATCCATAGCTCTATGTACACAAGTGTCTCTTAAAGCCCTCACAAGTCCTTCTCTTGAAGTTACCCAGTATTTACCAAGCATATTCCTGACATCATCATTGTTGAACCTTACTCTATGCTCAGGGTCTTCAAGTGCCCATTGTTTAGCCCAAGTAGTTTTACCACTACCTTGTATTCCTCTACATAAAATTACTTTAGCCATTATCACACTTCTTCTGATTATCCATCCACATTACTGTCATAATAGCATAATTAGCTAAATCAAGCAATGTGTCTTTAATAGATTCGTCCTTAACAAGATTAACATCTTTAACTGAAACAGATGGATAAGCAGGATTCTGAATTGATTTATTTATAAGAGATTCAATTCTATTCATCTTATCTCCCATTCTAACTACAGATGCTATTAATCCAAACTTATCAAGAGACTTATCAAAAGAATCACCATAATCATGATTCTTCTTTTCATAAGTCTCAGCCATCTTTGAAGTAATACTCTTAAAACTCTCAACTAATTCATTACTGCTATCATTTACTTGAAAGGTAGTAGTGAAATAGGTGTTAAATTCATAAGGCTCAACATACTTAGGATTACCAAACTTATCTCTAATTACTACTCTTTTAGTAGAACTTACACCAAGTACAGTATATGTACATCCTTCATCAAAGTAAACAAGGCTTTTTATACATTTAACTGTATCTCCTACTTTTATTGAAGAATTACAACTATTAAGTATAACAGGCTCAAATACAGTAATAAACTTCTCCCATGAAAATATCTTATGACCATTATCTGTTTTAATATCTATATTATTATTTTTATCTATATTTATTATAGGATATGTGTTATTCTGAACAAGATCAAAGCCAGTCTTTCCTGTGTATTCATAAAAATCACCTACTTTTACATCCATTAGTTTCCTCCCACTCTTTTAATGTTATAAACTTGTCAAAGAATTGTTTCTCTTCTCTAACATAATAATTCCCATTCTTAAGACTAATATACAATACAGCATCTACCCATCCAAGTGAAAGAGTATCTTTCATTTTAACTATACCTTTAACAAGATATTTGTTCTTAGTCTTAGGATAAACATAAATGTTCTTCTTTTGAAGCTCATTAGCCTTGTATAGTAGCCATACCAAACCAATAGAGGCTACTATTAAGACTAGTACTATCACAAATTCACTCATAACTTTAATATTTAAAAGCATCTATAATACTGTTGTGATCAACAGGAAATTTTAACATAGCTTTCTCAAACTGCTCTTCTCCATAAGGAGGATTTAAACCATTTTGAATAGCTCTCTCATTCTCAACTTTCATACCTTCAAGGCGGGCAGTAGCTAATACTGACTGCCCTACTATATAGGCATGTTGCTGTAATATATACTTTAAATCTTCTATATCCATAATTAATGTATCCAATGGTCTCCTATTTCAGGAACTGCTTTAATAGTTACACTCTTACAAAATAGTGATGCAGCATACTCCATACATTCACTTAACTTAGCTGCTTCCTCCTCAGCTATTTCAGCAGGAGGCTCAATCAAATACTCATCATGTACATCATTTGGTATAAGAACTTTGAATATTCTTCCACTCTCTACCAGATGGTCAAAATACACACTACCAGCTATTTTAGTCATAGCTGCTGCTGTTCCTTGACTAGTATAATTACATGATTGATTCTCTGATGCACTCCTTCTTTTACTAAGGTGCTTGAAGACCTTGACTATTACAGTCTGCCAGTTAATATCAATGTATTTTGTTTCTACTTTACCAGCTACTTTAACCTTATATTCATACCTTATAGCAATAGCTTGAAGAGGCTCACCTTTAGCAAATTTCTTTGCAATCTCTTGAAGAACTGAACCAGGAACATCCTCTATAACTAAGCCAGATTCCTTAGCACTTCTATATAAGTCCCAGAACTCCTGACCCATACTATTCTTCCTCTTCTCAATACCTTTGAGAATAGGCCAATCATAGATATATGCCCTTAATCCAGTTAATTCAGAGATTAGAATATAACCTCTTTCCCACATCTTTCTCTTAGATATTTTAAAGAACCTATCAATACCCTTAAAAGCATTAAAGTAAGTGACAAAGCACTTCTCACAGAACTCTAAAGGCTTACCAGTATTAGCTGCCAATGCACTAGCTGTACCATTATAATTAAAGGTAAATCTAGCAGGTTTAGCTGCATCTCTTAAGTCTTTTCTTTTCTTCTTTACTTCCTTTTCAGGTATATCTTTAAGCTCATCAGGAAATATCATTTTAGCTACAAAGGCATGACCATCTCTCTCAGCAGGGTCATTGTAGAATTCAATCCATGCTTTATCTTGAGTTAGTTCAGTAAATACATGACCCTCTTGGTCTCCATAATCACAGTCAACAAGTAGATTGCCTTGATTAGGTATAAAGCATGCTCTAGTCTCTTCATCACTAGGTAACTGTTGTACATTCACACTCTTATCAACTGCAATAATCTCATCTGCACTTACATCAGTTTCATCCTCAGCTACATCATCATCTTTAGTCTTTCCTCCACCTTTCTTACCGCCTTTACCACAACTCAGCCTACCTGTATCCATCATTTGATTAAAGGTAGGATGTATTCTTCCAGTAACAGGGTTAATTGCATCAAGAAAGTTCTGACCAAAGGAAGTTACTACTTTAAATGCTGCTGAATACTCAAGATATAAGGGAAGAATATCACTCTTACCCTTCTGTTTTCCAAGTATTTTTGAGTCTACAGACTTCTTTAACTTACCTGTCTTTTTATCCTTAGTCCATAATTCAAAGCCTAATTCTTCAAACAATGGAATAACTTGCTTGTTACTATTCCAGTTAATTATACACCTAGGCACAGACTCTTCAAACAAGTTTCTTTGTGGGTCTATAGCTACATATTTACCAGCACTAGCCTTAGCTCTCTTCTTCTTACCTCTTCTAGTGGTAGAATCATAAGCTATTACAGCATCTTCACCTTTAGATAATACATAGTTAACTACCCACTCATTTAACTTAGTTTCAGCTTCTCTTAACCTAGCTTCATCCTTAACCATCTTAGCTTTCCACTTAACAGCATCAAGTCTAATACCACAGAACTCAATATATGCAAGTACTCTAACAAACCTATTCTCAACATTTAAAGCATTAAGTTGACCTCTAGCTTTAATCTGTTCTAATTGAGCATTCATTACATCTTCAAGCCAAACAACATCATTAGCTGAATATATAATTACTTCATCTGTTAAACCTGCATGTATCTTACCTCTAACAGTCTTATCAAGATGTATATGTAAGTATCTATCACAACAAGCTTGCAAAGATAATGAGATTATACCTGGAGGGAAACCTAAGAATAGTATCTTTTCACCTAAGAAAGTATCATAGACATTTCTTACTACAATTCCTTCTTTATATAGCCATCTTAAATCAAATTTGGCATTGTGAATAATAAAGAGCCTGTCACTTTCAAGGAACTCTTTATATCTTCTTACATCTATAGTCAAGCAATCAATTACTACTTGAAAGTGCTTGTTACCTAGTTGAAGAAGTAACAATTGTCCTTGCCAGATTTCAGTGCCTCTAGTTTCACTATCCAAGCCTACTACTCTTAGGGTTTCCAGTAACTCCAAAGACTGTTCAACTGAGATACATTTGAAAGGCCTTTCTTCATCTTCAAACAGATAGGATTGTCCTGTAACAAAGTATATCTGCTCACCATAATAACTAATGGCTTCCTTCTCTTCCTCTCTAAATTCCCAGTTTTCTGTCATATTACAAAAATGTTATTGTATATCCGTAGCCCATAGTATAGTCAATAGACTTCACTACTTCATCAGTTCCTGCACAAGTACAACCCTCAATTATCATTGGACCTCCAGTAGGCAATATAAACTTATGCTTATATTCGGTTTTACCTGTAAAAACTTGAGGAGAAGTAACTTTTAATACATAGGTCTTAGATTCCTCTCCATTAGGTTTCTTTAACCTCTTTAGATAGTTGTTCTCTTCTCCCTTTGAATTAAGTTTAATTATATCTTCCATTATACTACTGAATATGCAGCTAGTTCCTCGAAATCTACTATATATCTATACTTTTGGAAGAAAGAACTACCAAGTACTCCATGCAGATTAACACCAAAGTCACCCTTAAGATTAGAGAATGCAGCGTCTAAGTCCATAACATAGAACTCTTCACTATATGTCTTATCTCTATAAGTAATATCAATAGATGTTTTATCTACTTCCTTCCTATTACCATCAGAACCATAGATGGTGTTCCTTACTCCAGTAGGACTATGTTTAATATCATTAGTTACTGATTTGTTGATTATAGAATCACTTGCACCTGTGTCCAATAAGAAGTTTAACTTCTTTTCTCCACATTTGAAAGTTACAATAGGAATGTCAGTTAAATCCAGAGTTTCTCTGAATGACATTCTATATGCCTGTGCTCTCTTTTCTTTCTTTCTATAGACATCAACAATCTTAGCAAAGAAAGTAGCTAAAATTACAAGTCCTATTACAAATAATATATTCATTACCATATTTTCATCTTTATTTCTGAGTTATTATTTAACACCAGTAGTTCCAAACCCATCTCTGTTATTACCTTCAAGTTTGTCTACACTCACAAGCTTAATCTTGTTACTAAACAACCATCTAAGCTTCTGCCATATAGTTGCTTTTTGACTCAGTTGAACTCTGAATTGACAGATTCTATCACCTTTATTAATAGTTGTAGCTTGGAAGGCAATAGCTGGGAATCTCCATTCATCATCATTACCACAATATGAATTATCAATAACTCCCTCACTATTAGCACACATTATTCCTAACTTTGGAGTACTACTTCTTGGTAATACTACTGCTTCAAAACCTTTAGGCAATTGCATAGCAACACCAAGCTTAATCAGTTTGAAGTCAAAGGTGACATCTCTATGACTTACTATCTCACCATCAATAGTTTCTCTCTTTCTAACACCAGCTTGTGGTGCTTTAAAGCTAACTGTTTCTGCTGCTCTTAAATCAATCCAATCACCCTTCTCTATAATGAAAGGCAAACATCCTGCTGTTATTCCTTTTACTTTAATTTTCATAATGTTTTCAATAAATCTTCTTTAGTTTTAAATACATACTTTTCCTCAAACCTAATCATACCATCAGTGGATGATATATCACTTGAATAATGAATACGTTCGCCTTGATACACATCAATAGAATAATGCACTCCCATGATTTTTATGGGAACTGCCCTGTTATTGTACATAACAAAGGCAGCATCTCCCATACTATATTTAGTTTCAATCTTCATACTATAAGCATTTACTATAACCACAGTCCTTACAGTGAATACAACCACCTTCTCTTACTAAAGTTCCTCCACAATCAGGACATACTTCACCTTTAATCTCTTCATTAGAGATATATTTAGCAAGTATTCTACACATAGCTGAACTAAATGAACTAATATTGTCATTGACTTTTCTTGCAGTCTTGATAATATAGTTAATATCTACACCATGTCTCAGCAACATTGAAGAGTATAATGTAGCTGCATTCTCTTCAATATTAGTATTAGCTAACTCAAGGTTAGATATATTAATATGTTCAGAGTCAAAACTATAGTGCATTTTACTTACTTTAGTAATAGTGCCTTTGTGTGATGGGATATTAACAGGATTAAGAGGTCTGAATGCAAACACTTCATAAGGTTTACCTTCAAGAAGTCCTACAAGAACTATAAACTGCTCTTTCTTGACTTTAACTTGATAGTAATCAGCTTCAAGAACTTTAGGTCTCTTAGGAGCTTGTCTTCCTTCAATAGTTTTAGGCTTTTCAACCTTAGTTAATACACCTTCCCTACATCCATCTCTATAAATAGTAATACCTTTTAATCCTTGTTTCCAAGCTTCAATATAGATATCAGCAATCTCTTCTTCTGTAGTTTCCTTAGCCAGATTAACTGTACTACTAATACTATGAGTGATATATTTCTGAACTACTCCTTGGAGTTTAACCCTCTGTCTCCAATCAATCTCTGGTGCAGTAGAACCATAGTAAGGACTTTCTTTCCACACTTCATGCCATACTCCAATAGACCAATTATTGACTTCCTCTTCACTGTAATTCAAAGTAGTCACAGCCCATCTCTTCAAGTTAGGATGAACTACAGTAAACAAGGTGTATTTCTCACCTACCTTATCTACATAATCCACTCTATCCTTAGCATCCATACATTTCCTCTTTCTTTGATAGAAAGGCATGAATACAGGTTCTATACCACTACTTGTGCCAGCCATGATACTTACAGTTCCAGTAGGAGCTACAGTTGACCAACTGATATTTCTCCTTCCAAGGTGAGACATTCTATCAGCTTCATTAGGGAAGTTAATTTTTAGGAATCTAAACCAAGGATTATTCTCTTCTACAGCAGTATCATTTACTCTAAGGTGCCACTCTCTATAACCATCCCATGCAGGAAATGCACCTCTCTCAATAGCCATATCAATATTACTATCAAGTTGACCTTTGAACATAATCCTCATTAGTTGTTCAACTTTCTGAATACCTTCATCAGAGTCATACTTTAATCCTAACATAGCTACTGCATCAGCAAGTCCAGTGAATCCAAGACCAGCTCTTCTTCCTTGAGTTGCAGTCTCTTTGATTCTACTCCATAGCTTAAACTCAGTATTATCAGTATCATTCTTGACTGTATTGATAATTCTATCAACAGCCTCAATCTCCAAATCAACCAAATCATCAGCTAATCTCATAGCTTCATAAGAGTGCATATAGAGTAACTCTTCATCAATGTGAGCCTTATCTGTAAATGGGTCTATAACATAACTACTTAAGTTAATATGAATCAACCTACAGCTATCAAATGGACCCATTGGTATTTCACCACAAGGGTTAGTTCCAACCATCTTGAAGTCAGGATATACACCATCAGGAGAATAGTTGTGCATTGCCCCTTCAAACATAATACCTGGTTCAGCAGTATTCCAAGCACAGTGCATAAGAGTATTCCATAACTCTCTTGCTCTTACTTTCTTTACAAAACCTCTATTAATCTCATTAAGTTTATTCAGTTCATAATTCTCTAAGGAATACAACCTCATTAAACTATCAGATAGATTAACAGGATACCTAAGAAAATATTCCTCATCCTTTACCACTGCTTGCATAAACTCATCAGTAACCTTCACTGATATATTAGCTCCAGTTACCTTAGTTAAGTCCTGCTTCTTAGTAATAAACTCCTCAATATCAGGATGATTGATACTCATACTTAACATAAGAGCACCTCTTCTTCCATTCTGAGCTACTTCATTGGTTATATCTGAACATACATCCATGAAAGATGCTGCACCAGTTGAAGATTTAGCTGCATTATTAACCTTAGCTCCTCTTGGTCTAAGTTGAGATAAGTCATAACCAACTCCACCCCTTCTCTTCATAAGTTGAGCCTGCTGGCTTCTTGTCTTCATTATCTCTGCATAACTGTCCTTTGGACTGCCTATTACAAAGCAATTACTAAGACTTACCAATGCTCCAGTTCCACAACCAGACATAACTGAACCTCCAGGTATAATATACTTGAAGTCCTTGAATAACTGATAGATAGCCTCTTCATCAAGATTAGGTCTTTGATAACCATAATTTGACAATTTAAGGCCATTTACTCCTTTAGAAGATTCCCAATCATACTCACTTTCAATTCTTGAAAACTCCTTAGCTAATCTTCTGTGTGTATCATCGGGAGTTTGTTCTCTATCTGCTGCATACTTATTTCTCCAAGTTGAAGCTGCTAGTTCATCACCTTTAAAATATTCTAACTCTGTCATGCTGGTTGTAAATTATCTATTTTCATAATACCATTTCTTTCTTTAGCCTCTTTAGTATATTTACTTGAAGGTTCATTTAGATAATAGTCTAATTCCTCTAAGAGCTTTCTCCAATTTCTATAGATATTACCTTCATTATCCTTTAAGTCAACTTCACTAAAGTTACCATAGTATCTCCATACAAGTGGAGCTAATGTATATCTGTTAATGACTATAAAACTATAATGAGCTATCTTGAAGTCCTTGAAGTACTCATCTTCACTAATAACTTGTTGAAGTATATATGTATAAAGCTGAGCTTGTATCATATACCTCCATGTAACAAATGATTGTTCAAAGTCTTCTTCTGCATGACCACTAGTCTTTAAGTCTATAGGATATATAACCTTCTCTTCATGGTCAACTATTAACTCATCAAACATACATCTGACAGATATTCCATTGTACTTAGCCTTAAACTTTAACTGAAATACCTTCTCAAATCTATTATCAAATGGATTAACATAGAAGAAGTACTTAGTGTAAGGATTATTCTTCAATTCATTAACACAAGCAACAGTATCATTATAATCTTTCTGAGATAATATCTCTTTGTCTGCTGATATAGCTAACAATTTATAGTAATCATTACACTTACTTTTTATAGTTCTTAGTTTAGCTTCTGCACCCCAAGTTGGTTGATAACTAATAGTATGAGCTATTATATCATCATCAGGTATTAAATCAATACTTCTATATTGACTACCATAACTTTCAAACAAGTCTCTAGCTATTCCTATAAGTGCTTCTGATAATGAAGGAAACTCGCATACAGTAAATCTCTCTTTAAAAGCATCAATTCCATCAGTTAACATAGTATCAACTGCTGAACCAAATCTTAATGCAGGACTTTCTACTTTATCAAAGAGACTACCTAATTTTCTGAATCCTTCTCGACTATAGCGGCTTAATATAGAATATGAAATTGCTGAATCTTTTCTATATGTTAGTTCATCTACATTCCAAGATAGTTCAACTATGCTTTTTCTATTTATATCTCCATTTATATCCATACGCCTGTATTCTAGTTGTTTTAACCCCCTTTATTATCTGATGTTTCTTACAGCAATTTGCAATATTAGAAATATCAAATCCTAGTTGTCTTTTTATTTCACTAATAGAAGGCCACTCACTAATAAAATTTCCATCTAAATCTAATTGTATCACCGCTTTAGATTTAGAATTATTCAATTGTATAATACTATTTGTAAGTGAAGCTTTTAAATTTCTACTTCCATAGGTATTATTATATTGAACAGTACACCATTCTAAGTTAGAGACTTCATTATTGTTTGGATTTTCATCTTTATGATTTATTTGGGGTAAATTATCAGGATTAGGAATAAAAGTTTCAGCAATTAACCTATGAATATAATAGGTATGATGTACACCTTTCTTACTTAAAGTAACTCTACTATATCCAAATTTATCCTTTGCTGGAGAAAGTGTCCTACCTTTTATACACCTTTGTGCCCCAGACTGAATAGTCACTCTAGTTACACTCCTAATATATCCTAAATTGCTAGCCTGATATAAGCCACAATATTTTGGTATGTCCCTCCACTCCTCAACAATACTCTTCCTCATAATTATCAAATTCATCATCTTGTTCAGGCAGTTGTAGTTGGTCTACATAATCATCTACTTCTGTCTTTAGTTTTTCCATTTCATCCACATCTAAACTAAGATACTCTTCCTTAGGATTGTTACTACTAATGTTTCTTTTAGTCTTAACAATAGCTGAATCAACTAACTCTTGCAGTGACTCAAAATCTCTTGAATCAATGAAAGTATGAGCTAATGCAATATCACCTTTTGGCAGGTACTTAGTTAATCTTTTTATTCTCTCCACTGGTTCCATAACCTTTAATTATTTCTATAGCCTCTAGAAGCTGTTTCTTAGTAAAGATTTCAAAATACATAGACTTTTGTCCAGTCTCTCTATATAAATCTTCAAGATAAGCTCTGAATAACTTCTTCTTTATATAGAATACATCATTCTCCATACCTTTAGCCTCTATAACAATAACTACATTATTATATAGAAACACAAAGTCAGGAGTATGTTTTATATCTATTATCTTCTTAAGATTTAATTTAAGAAGTTTAGTCTTCTTATCTTTATCATAGAAAGGTACTGTAGGTCTAAAACCTCTCCATAAGGTGTAAGTAGTTGGTTCATAGAAAGGGTTAAATCCTAATTCTTTAAGAGTCTTGTAAATCATCACTTCAAGTTCTGACTTGAATTTAATTCCATCAAACTCTCTCCTAGAGGCATTAAGTATCTTCTTATTTTCTCCCACCTTTACTAAATGCTACTAACATAAAGTCTTTCAGTACTTTCTTCGCAGTAACAGCATCTCGAATAGTTCTAAATGCAGCAAAGTTTCTGAAATTCTTTATCTTGTGAATATCTTTAACCTCTACAATCTCACCTTTAGCCATGTCAATAGTATAGATTTTCTCACTATTCTCAATATGGTCTGGATATTGTCTGTCAAGAATTACAGCTACTTCTCTCAATAAGATTGCAAGTACTGCACCTTCATTAATGTAAGCAAGGTTATCAAGGTATTTGAACACATTAACAACCTTCCACTTCAGTCTTTTTGCAATAGACATGATGATAGTCTCAAAAGTAATATCATCTACTGAAGGATGAACAGGTTCCTTATAATTAATGACTTCTTCTTTAACTTCCTTAATAAAACCTTCTGAGAGAAGCTTAGTTATAGCACGTTCATTGATGCAATCAAAGAAGAATATATCTCCAGACTTGCATACTATTGCTCCACCAAATTTATCACCTTCACATACAGAATCACCTGTACCTACAAATACATACTTTTTCTTCATAATACTTATTATCTAATTAATACTCTTGGAACCATACTATTGGTTCACCATACTTATCTTTAGTTAAATTACTAATAGTTTTAAAGACTGTAGAAGGCATTCTAATACCAATTCTAGCATAATAAGCTGGATGCTTTTCTTCTAGAATGATATTAGATTTGCTATTAATATAAGGTACAAATGTCCTAGCTTGTTCACCAAACAGAACATAAATAATACCTGTATTCCACTCTGATAAATTCTTTAATAACTTAGTCATAAATGGTCTCCATAACATAGTATGGCTACCTACTTTATTCATTTCCACAGTTAATGCAGAGTTTATCATAAGAATTCCTTGATTAGCCCAGCTCTCTAAAGTCTGGTCAAAGATAATACTGTTATGTGGAATTTCAAAATCAACAGATCGGAAGTTAACAATCTTTAGTGAGGGAGATAAGTCTTCATCACTTACCTCCTTCCTATTACCAAACAAAATACCTGTTGCTACATCTTTCTGAGGATAGGGGTCCTGTCCTATCATAACTACCTTCAAGTTATTATATGAACATAATGTAAATGCTTTAAATACATCAGGTATATTAGGACATATAGGCTTCCTTATATTGCCTATAGTCTTAGTAACCTTATCTAATTCATTAACATCTATAACCCTAATCCAATCACCAAAGTATTCACCTAGTGTCATACCAACTTAATTTGATCTGCAACTTCAGAAGCTCTAACACTCAACATGTTATTTATATCCTCATCAGTATAATCACTACTAAATGTAGGAGTTCTTACAAACCTACTAATATCATCAATAATGACTGTAGTTCTTATAGAATTATCAGCATCAAAACATCTTATATTTTGACTATATGGTTTTCTAAACTCTGATGATAACATAAAAGGCATTATTTTATTCATAATTGCTTTACACACTACATCACTTTCACTTCTAACAACATCAGAATGAATATACAGTCTGACCTCATCATAAGTAAAACCTTTTATAGTACCAAAAAATGAATCACCTGGTTGATCATGAAGTATGTATCTACCAACAAGAGTACAAAGCATAAGAAGTTTTCCATCATTATCAAATATGCAGCCTCTACTTCCAATATAAGTTGTGTCTTTGATAGTGACTCTGGACAACCCTGATTCTGGTGATTCAACAAATACCTTTGATATAAAGCTATCAGCAGTTCTTACAGCAGGATTGTAATCTCTAACATAAATTACTACTTCTTTCTTTATATGAGTTATTGTATTATATACAATACTACTACTAATAACCTCTTCAACATGCCCTCTCATAACTATAGGAACTATTATCTCAGGACCAGTTATATCAGCTATAAAGAACTTTGAAAAGACATTATTTCTTTCCCAGTTTATATTTGGACCATAGCTTATAGGACTATACTCATGGCGGTTATATGCAGAACTTAGAAAGTTTATAGCATCTTTTAATCTTGAACCTACTCTTGCCATAATTACATCTCTACTTTAAAATACATAGTACTTGCATCATAGGTAGTTAAGAAAGGAACATCTCTTGGAAATACTGGATCACATTCATTAGCTACAAAGTTCACAAATAAATTAACCATTACAGAACCAATCATATTAGCCATGAAGGTAGTTTGTTTGTAACTACATAAAGTCTCTTCAGCTTCAGAGTCATTAAACAGCCATTCTTCCTCATAGATTCCCATTGCTCTTTCATCATCACCTTTAATTGCAAACACTTGAAACTCTTCTGCTGCAAGTCTCCCATCAATGAATAAGCATTCATCCTTGTTATCTGAATACCTAACATGAGCTTTCCATACTCTATAGAACGTCTTTCTAGCTTCCATGTTATCAAACCCACATATCATTATATCCCTAGCTGGAGTTCCATCAGTAATTCTCTCTCTTAAAGAATTTGCATTATAGAAGTTTGAAAACTTCTTCATTGTGTTATATATTGCATTGACCTTATACTCTCCTATATTCTCCATGCAATATAATTGACCAGACATATTAGCTGATTCTACTCTATCATAATCATACATCACTATTTTAAATGGATGCATTCTTGATAATAAGAAGGCAACATAGCTACCAATACCTCCTAATCCAGCTAATAATATAATCTTTGTTCTAATCTTGTCATACCATGAGGCACCACTAAATCTACTGGTAACATCTTCTACTAGAAGAGTAGGAGAGTTAACAGGGATTTCACTATTCTGAGATTCAAGAGCAGCTGCTAGCAATTCTTCTTCCATTGGAGTCAATTCTACATGAGATTCTTCAACTGAAATAGGAATGTCATTTACATTAGCTATTCTAATAATATCATTGAGCACCTCTGCTGCTTGAGCTTCAGGAGTTTGATTATAAAATCTATCCATTTCAAGTGTAGAACTTGTTCCTGCTTCTATAAGTTGTTCATTATTATCCATATCCATAATTAAATAATATACCTTTCAATCATTTCAATAAACTGATTGATGTATTTTCCTCTATTAGTTAACTTATTAAGTTTCTCAACTAAATCATAAGCAACTAATGCAGCTAATACATCATCTTCATACTGCTCAAGAGCTGGGTCTTCAGCATAATAAACCAAGAATTCAACATAACCTTCTGCCCAAGCATGAAATAGTGAATCATCTTCAAATCTTTGAGCATATGATTCCTCTCCTACTTTAGCTAACTCTTCAAGTGTTTCATTCTCATACACTCCATAAGAAATATCTCCAGTTACTAACTGTCTTGCAATTTCTTCAATGATAGTAGGATCAACTTTTACCTCACCATATGGAGGTATTACTTCTTCTTGAGTTTCCTGTTCAAATGGAAGTTCTTCCTGTACTGAAGGAGTACTCACTGGAGGAACATAAGGTTTATTCTCAGGAATAACATTGCCTCTTCCTACATTAGTTTGATAGTTAAAGGCTGTGTTCTTAGGAGTGCTAGGCTTAGCATCCTCCCATTGTTTAGTATTATTATTATTATATACTCTAGGAGTGTAACTATTATACCCACTACCACCTTGCCAACTACCTCCATAAACAGGAGTAGCTTTCTTTTTGGCTTCCTCTTTTTGCTTTTGAACTTCCAGAATTCTATCAGCAAGCTCTTTAAAGGGATTATTAATCACAGGCCTTTCTACATCAAGTATGAAATATTCAAGCTTCTTTCTAGTAAAAGAATAACTAACAGGTTGTCCAATTGATTCTTTACCATTATATGTAGGATACTTAACATAGCCTGTTGCTGTCATTTCTTCAGAAACTACTCTTGTAATAGCTGCTTTGTAAGTACCTTTAGTATCAATAATCAAAGATACAAAGTGGATTCTATCACTGCCCTCTTCTCTAAGAGTAGATAAGTCTGTTCCACTAAAGAATGCACCCATTGTATGATGTGAATGCATTAATCCTTGATATACATCTTCTCCTAATAGTTCAGGATGATCTACCATATATCCTATTACATCAGGAGATTGATTGAATTCAGTATAACCACTTACACCTATATCCTGTAACAGGAAATCAAAGGCAGTGATTACTAAATCTTCAGTTTCAAAACTACCAGATACAGTATAAAATAAAGTACCTGAATATTCTATTGATGGGAACTTGTCTAAGAAATATCTTATCTTTCGTTCAAGTTCTGGAGTGACTATCAACTTATATGAAGTAGACTTTCTTGTCAGTTCCAGTAGTTTGGGTTTCGTTTCTATACTCATAATTAACTATTTCTAAAATACATTTATAAAAATGTTCTACAATCACTGAAGATAGGAATGTAGACATATTATCATCATTCGTATCTGTATTACCTTCTCTTATTTTAAATAAAACAGGCTCACCTTTAAATATGCAAACTTGCCTACCTACATACTGAAAGTAATTATCAGCTGCACTATATCTGCTGATATATATCTTATTGTTATTTAAAACACCTCTATACAATAGACCTTCTAAAAGTAAATCTCTATAGGAAGCAGTTACTACTCCCTCTTTATACCTTATATTATACCATTCAATAAACTCATTACTTAAAAATATAGTCCATTGAATATAGGACATACCTATGCCATAACCATTAAGAAAGTCAAATTTTAATTTCTTCTTTCTCAATAACCACATCATAAAGTCTTTATATAGATCAGTGTTAAGAGAAGAATAGCTTCTAAGTTGATTATCTTTATACATAGGCCATGTAACAGATTGTACTCTCATACTACTACCACCAAGTTCTTCAAGTCTATGATAAGGTCCTCCTGTCAAGGATTCAACTTGAACATATTTACTTAATTCAAGACAGAATAATTCCCATCTTAATTCATCAAATTCAATACCACTATCATTTAATGTTGCAATAGTACCTCTAATAGGTCCTGAACCTAAACAGGGACTTTGAAATTCTGTTAGTCTGCTAAAGGGAATAGAACTAATATGACTATGCATATAACCATTTCTTAATTGAAATAAATCATACTCAGACCTATTCAATCTAAAATCACCACGCATAGTACCTGAATAAGTAACTGTAACTTTAGCATAAAGTTCCCATATATCTATATACTTATCATTCTCATTGATAATTCTCACCTCAGGAAACCTAACAAGTATATTTATTCTGGAAAATGATGAATCTTCTATTGTATCATCAATCATGATGAACTCTTCTGAATGCAACATTTTTGCATTGTTGATATATTCATCTAATGATGGATAATTCTGCATATCTACAAACTCTTCACCAAAGAAGTTCTTGAATACACCATAAATGATGTTAGGCTTCTCCATGAATGAGTTGTATAAATTTGTTAGTCTTTCTTCTACACTCATTGTATCACTAAAAAAGAAGAGGCTGATGATTACTCACCAACCTCTGTATTGTTATTTATTTAGCCCAACCACCAAACAAATCATTGATTTCACTGTTTGAAAGTTTTTCTTCTTTAACAGCTTTAGTTTCAGTTGGTTGTTCCTGTTTCTCAGACACTACACCTGTATCAAGTTTCTCAAGAAGACAACTATAATCGTCATCGAGATCAACTTCATCTGCAAGCATTTCAATAAGCTCACTAAGAACTTCTCTTGCTACTTTATCTACACATTCTGTACAAGGTGCAACACCAGTAATAGGCTCACCTTTAATCACTTCTTTGATAGTGATATCAGGGTTCTCATCTACAGCTACTTCTTCCACCTTCTTTGCTTTAGGTGCTTTTGTAACTACTTGAGATGCAGGCTTAGATTGTTCTGCAAGAAATGCCAACAAATCAGGAGTTTTACACTGAGTTGCATTCTTACCAAACTTTGCAGTTACTGCTGCACCTAAACCTTTAGCCTTGATTTCCTCAAGAGTATTCTTTCTTTCAGGACTCAAAGCACCTGACTTAATCTTCTTATTAGCTGTAGTCAGCATGAACACCAAGTCATTAGTAGTAGTTGCAGGAGTAGTTCCCTTTGCAGGCACAGGCACATTTACAGGGAGAACTGAAGCATCATCTTTCAACTCTGTTCTAGTTCTACCTTCATAGAATGTCATGCCATCATAGTTAATACCTGCTCTTCTCATGTCTGCTTTCAATGCACCAAGAGTTTCTGCTTCTGACATAATGCTTTTCTGATTTGAGCTGTTGCTCAGGACAAATAAAATTTTTCTAGCTTCCATAATGTTTCTTTTTTTTTAATTAATTAAAATGGGATATTACTTTTTATTTCTTCTCCATTTATAAGGCTGAAGATTACCTGTTTGAATTGATTTGGGTCTTGTAGTCCTTTATATAAGTCAGATACATCTTTATATCCATAATTAGGTAATACTAAATTAGTGAACCCAGTAGACTCTGACAGTTTCCTTGCATCTTCCAAGCCAGCTTCATCATTATCCAGAAGTATATAAATCTCTTTATATCTTCTTTTAAGTTCACTAATTGCAGTATCACTCATTGTATAACCTTCTCCTTGTATAGCTATTGCTGGTATTCCAGTATTAGCCCACAAACATAAGGCATCTTTCATTGAAGCACAAATAACTAACTTTTCACCAAACTCAGGTATTTTAGTCCAAAGACTAATGACAGACCTATCATGCTTATTGCTCCACTTGAAGGTAGTACTGAATGGCTGGTATATCTTAAGAGTAACCTTACCTTCTTTCCTTTCAACATAAGCATAAGCATATTTATCAGCAACAAAGGTAAATCTATTAGAACCTTTAATGACTATTTTATGTGATATAGGATATATATCAGCATACTTTAACCATTCAAGAGATATTCCAAATGATTCCCAATACTCAATATCATGTTGTTTCCAACATCTAATTCTGCATTGTAAATCAGTCTCTTCATTGTAGTTACTGATTGATTTAGGCTTCTTCATTTTACCTGATTCATGAGTAGTAGTGGCTATATTGGGTAAGTCTTCCCAGACTCTCTTTAAAACTTCTCTGTAACTCACCCCCCAATACTCACCTAACATATCCCAAAGACCTCCTGAAGTCTTTCTAGCTAAGTCTTTCCAGTATATCTTGTTTCCATCTAATGTATAAATGCCAAAGGATGGATCATTATCTACTCTCAAAGGACTAGATACAACACATGGGATTTCACTAATACCGAAATAATGATATAATATATCAGACTCACTGACTTTACTCAATAAATCTTCAAGAGTTATGTTAAAAGTGCCACTACTAAATGCCATAAGTTAGTTTAGTTAAATGTTATTTATTTGCTGCCCAAGCCCAAGGACTGGCTGATTCAGGTGTGTCTGTACTTGTAGTACTTGATGCTTCATTGAAGTTAGTTGATTCAACTACATATTCATGCAAGGGTTCTACACTGAATTCAGTATTACTATAACCACCTGCATTTATTCTGCTTTGAATCTCTTTATCAAGAGAACTGTAGTCAGTAACAGAATTCTTCAAGAACTTCTGAGTAAATACAGCTTGATACTGTTTGTTATCATCAGTTGTTCTTACACCAAAGCAAGCCTTCACTACATTCTTAGGTTGGAGCTTCAAGATAGATTCCAGTTCACTGTAATCACCTTTGAAATAGTTGTCAATGTTGTCAAGTCTGGCAAGTGCATCATCAAGATTAGCCAAAGTCTTAACAACCTTATCACCAGTATTCTTATCTATATAAGAATAAGATGGATTAGGAATGTTAAGATATGCCTTGATGAAGTTGGTCAACTCTTCTTCACCAATATAGGCAGGTCTATAATCTTTGTCAAGATTTGCAGGACCACTTGCATATTGAGGAATTGCATGAATTTTAGCCTCTTCAATTGTAGGCCATGCAGTCTGACCATACTTGTCAATCACTTGAACCTTGGTAGCATCTCTGTTATACCTGATTGCTTTCTTAATGAAGAAAGTAATTGACTTTCTCATCTCAATGCCATTACATTTTGCAGGATCAGATAATACAAGGAAGTCAATTCTTACCTGAGGAACTTTAACCTTGTTACCATCAGGTCCTACTTCAGCTTCACTGATATAGGTTGGCTCCTCTTCTACATCAAAGTTGTAGAACTTACTCAGCAATGCCTTGTTAGGATTTACTGCTGCAACAAATACAGGTGCAATACCCATATAGAGTTTTCTATTGCTCTCTTTAGATTCAGAGCCTGCGGCAAAAGCCATCATTACTACTGCACCATTCTTTTTATTAACCATAATACTTTTTTTTTTATTGTTTATATTTCCATTTATAACCATAGGATTGATGGACTTGATACATTTTTCCTGAATGATAATCTTTCTTGTACCCTTTACAACAGTCTGATACAGACGTATTAGAAAATCCTAACACTCTTTCTACCTCTCTTGTAGACTCCCATTCCCTTACAAATTCTCCATTAAGAGTTTCTTGTATAACAGCTCTAGCTAATGCAGTTCTCCTACTGCCATAGTTACAATTATACCTATTATCACACATCTCCAAGTTACTTACTTGGTTGTCTGTTTTAATCTCATTCTTATGGTTTACCTGTAAGTTATCTGAGTAATTCTCCAAGAATGCTTGAGCTACTAACCTATGAACTTTAAACAGTTTAAACTTATGCCCAACCTTAAGTGAGACATAATTATAACCATACCTATCAAGGTATTGGGTTCTCAGTTCCTTGTTACTATCTCTAACATTGCCCAGATTAGATACTTGATACCCTTCTAATGTATCTTTCCACTCTTCCATACCACTTATGCTTCAAAAGGTAGGGGACTTGACTCATCTAACTTCAATCCAAAAGGATTGATAGGAGATTCTTCAGCTCTCAGCACATTATCTTGTGCCTGCAAATCTGATGTAGATGCTTCACACACTGTTTCCTCTACAGGAGCTTCAGTAGGACTCTCTACAGGTTGACTCATAGCAAGTTCCATTTCACCATTGAGTACTTGTTCTGATGTAAATCCACCAGTTACTTCAATGATTGGCTGCTCAAACAAGTCAATACTTCTGTTTACAGATTCAAGTTCTGCATCAATTTTAGCCTTTTGTGCTTCTAACTTAGCCTTCTTAGCTCTGAATGTTTTCACATTAGCCGCAGTTCTTTTAACTGTTGCTAATTCTGTTCTACTTAATTCTTTCATGTTTCTTTTAATTAATATATTAATAAAATTGGGTTATTTCCTCTATTAATGGAATTCTGTGATGCATATAACGTATTAATAGCATGCTCTTTCTTCAACATTTCTAGTGTATCAAGAAATATTTCATTTAGTAACACTCTATTTATACTAATGATCTGAACAAATTGAATGGATAGTTGAGGAGATTTACCATGCTCAACACAATAGTTAAGTATGACATCTTTCTTTGCAATATCATTATAAAAGCCAGGACTATTCTGTATATCCCTTAATAACTTAACTACTTGTTCTCTATCCATTATTCTCTGTTATAATGCTTATTAATCAACTTCTTTACATACCCTAAATCATTAGGAATATATAATGGACATTCATCCAATGCACCAATAGAATCCTTTGCAGGATATTCACCATCAAAGTCAATCACAAACTGTTTAATTGCTTTCTTGTTTTGATCATCCCAACCTGCCTTACCATAAAGAATAATATCAAACTTACCTTCTGGTGTAATGTAACCATCCACCATATTACCAGTAGTCTTGAACTTGTAAGAAATGGAATCACCATTCTTATCTTTATACTCTTCATAATGAGCCATAGCAAACAAGTCTTTCTCTCTGGTTGGAATAGCTTCAAATGCATTAAAGATAAGTCCCATACCATAACCAATTTGCTTAGGAGTGTCCCAACCACCTTTCATAGCATTTGCCATGTAATAATCTTGAGATAAGTAATTGAAATCATCAATTACAATATTCTTGAATGGTGATTGAGCTAACATCTCAATAGCTTTTGCAACTGTCTTGAATTTCTCAAGACCTGAGATATTACCAACTTGAATTCTGTTACCATTGCCAATAACATTCTTTAAGCTATCTGCACTAGTAACTCCATCAATTAACTTATAATCCAAGTTAGCAAGTTCTCTGTTTGCACATTGGATGAGAAATGTCTCTGCTGGGTTTAACCCTTCAATACCAAACTTCTTTCTACCACACAATGCAGTAGTTTTACCAAAACCTGATTTTGCTAATACTAAAATTTTAGCCATTTAACTTCTCCTTTATTTTTCTTTTAAACCGTGCAAAGATAGATAATCTTTTCCATCTATGCAAATACTTTCTTCTTGAAGACATAAAGAATACCTTTGAACTTTGTGGTACTCCTCTGATATATTTCAGATAACTATATACCCTTGCAAGACCTTCTGTATCTTTAGGCAAAGGAAGTTCTTGAAAATCACATACAGCACCATCAAAGAACAAAGGACATAAACCACCCATTTCACCATCTCTATTGACAAGAACCTCAAGGAATCTAATGTTATCTCTAAACTTTGTTATGTCATATTCTTTATACTCATTGAGTTCAAACTTGAATGGACTAAACAAACCTAGAAGTATATTACAATCTCTTGCAATATATTTACTATCACCTAATCCTTGTGCTGATGGTCTAATCTTCCCACTAACAAAGTTATCATTACTCTCATTCTCAAAGGATTGTTGCTGAATAATTACAGGACTCATACCATAGTTATTTCTAAGATACTTTGCCAGATATTCAGATAACTTATCCATTGATTGTTTAAGATTCATTCCTCTTTCAGTGTCAATTAAACCAATATGATCTATAAATGGAATAATATACTCACCTGGGTCATTAGGAACATAATAATCAAAGGAATCTGTTTCATTAAGTTCTCCTAACTCACCTCTATAAACAGCTTTCTTTGTATGTATAACCCCTCTTCCTTCTGCATATCTCTTACATTCTTTATAGATGCCAGTGGGATTAGCAGTAGAGCTAAATATGACATTCTCCTCAAAGAACTTAAACATGTCTTTATATTCCTGAGTCTGCAATATGTCAAGTACTTCCTGAGACAAAGGCTTATCATTCTTTGAGCTTCTTAAGTCTCTTGGAGACACTCTTATCTTACCTTTAGATAGATAATACAGGATATGACTCATAAATCTCTGCATTACTCTTTCAGGAGTCTCTTCAAGTGCAAAATATAATATCTTCACTCTTACTTTATCCCTATTATGATAAGCATATATAAGAGGAGTGTACATAAAGACATGTGAAGCAAATTGAGATTTACCACCTTTTGTAACAGAAGTCACACAATAGTAAGTTGCTTTTTCTATTCCTATAAAATCATCATTGAATCTAGTGAATGGTGAAGGTATGCTATTAATACCACCTTCAAGTAGATTATTTCTTCTTTCTTCAAGACCTTTTAATACTCTTTCATATAATTCCATACTATTTTAATCTTGCTGTCCAATCAGAATCTGCCATATCACTGGTTTCATTCTCTATATAAGTAGCTAAATCTGATACCTCACTAACATAGCCTACACCATCAGAGTCTACCTTTCTTTCATCTTTCCAAATGAAATACTTTAATACTCTCATATAAGCATAGTTACCATTAAAGGATTTAACATACTTATCAGTTGCTTCAAGAATCTGTTTATCAGTGAATTTATTTCCATACAGCTTGAAGAACTTCTTTAATCTTAGTGTAACATCTTTCTTGTTACCTCTAAAATACTGAGAAGTACCTTGCTTCTTTTGCTGTGGGAACAATGCCATCATCTTAAGAGCTAAGTCTTCAATCCTATCTTGTGGCTGTCTGTCTTTATCAGAGTCTAACAATACACTAGACACTCTCTCATCATAGCCCATAGTTACAAGATACTTATTAAACATATCCTTAACTAATGCCTTCTTATCTTCAAGATTAGCAAATAAAGTAGGCACATCAGCTCCTGTCTTCACAAGAGCTATTGCCAACACTTCACTCATAGTCAGATTATATTTAGCACAAACATCTTCATCAATTGTAATTGTCATACCTTAATCTGATTTAAACTTTCAACTACTGTTACAAGCTCTGGATTGTAATCCTCAAGCATTTTAGATACTATTTCTTCTTCTCTTGTGTTCTTATAATAAGGTATTATAAGTACAGGAGATTCATGTCTTAATAATCTACCATTCTTTTGAGCTATAAGTATCTCACTGCTATCTAAAGAAGCAAATATACCTATCCTACAATTTACCAGATTTACACCTTCTGATAGCATATTGCATGAAGTAATATGATTAATTTTACCCTCATTGAATTTATCAATAAGTTTCAAACTATCCTTATTATTACTATTTATACAATATCTACCTAGTTGCTCAGTTTGCTCAATAGAATTACAAAAGGTTAGACACCTTTGGTTTTTAAATAACACTTGAAGGTTTAATACTATAGAGGTCTTGAAGTTACCAAGCATCTTTAACCTTTGTCCAGCCATTTGTAGCCATTTATTTTTAAATGCCTCATTATGACTCCTAATATACATTCTTTTAAGATACTCTATCTTATTACTAAGTTCACTAATAGCTTCCAATTGTGTACACTTAACTATAATAGTAGTATAGCTCTTATCTTTAAGATACTTCCATCTGTCTGTATAGTCACAAATAACACCCTTCCCTTTCTTACTACTCTTAAGAGTTAGTAGAATGTCTCTGTTAGTGTTATCTAAATAATAAGGTATAAGATATACTAAAGGGGCAGGTAATACATTATTATCTATAGCTTCTTTCAATTTAATACTATAGGTAAAGAGATTAGGGAAGGCTAATTGCAGCTCTTGTTTTTTACTCCTAGTAATAGTAGCACTAAGTAATACATTATACTTTCTATCTATAGTCTCAAGTACTTCAATTACTCTCTCACTAATATGATGAGCCTCATCAAAACAGATAGTAGTAAATGACATATTAGCATATTTCCTTAAGCTTACATATGTACTAAATGTAGTTATCTTTAACAACTCTTCATATCCCCACTTCTTAAATTCTCTCTTCCAACTCTCTATAATACTTAACCTAGGAGCTAAAATAAGAACAGATTTAGGATTATTCCTAGCTATCAACTTAATACCTTCAAGTGTCTTACCAAAACCAGTTGCTAACTCTAAAAGAATATTATTAGACTTTATTGCTTGTATTTCTTTGCTTATTTCTTCTCTATTCATAACTACGGTGGTAGGTTTGATACAATACTTTTAACTTTACCTATGTATTCAATGTCTTCGGCATATCTAATCCTAAGTAGGAAATGATAGTAGTCTTCGCCATCTTTCTGCTTATACTCTATCATATTCTTATATGCTATGATACAATTAGTCCAATGGTCAAAGTTATAATACTGTTGGGCTTTACTATTATACAATCCAAAGATGTTATTCTTCTCTTTACATAGCCTTGATTTATAATTAGCACTCTCAAGCTTAGCTTGTGCCAATACTATCAAAGGTTCCTTAATCTCATAATAGACAAGGGCTTTTAGCAATGTACTATCATTCAATTCTTCATTGAGAAACTCTGGTTGTTCTAACTTAACATAATGTGCAGGAGGCTTCTTCTCTATATTGAATATATGAAGAGTCAACCCTGTAAGTGCTGCTATCCATATAACAATAAACACAATAATAAAATCTCTTAGTTTCATGATTAGATAACTTTAATGATTCTTACATTATCAGGTAAATCTGATTTATCCCAGTCTTTGTATGAGTTAGTGAAATACACTTCATCATAGTTCTCACTGAGAGTAGTGATACCTTTGGGGTTAACCATGTGAGTTACATAGATAGCTAACTTTCTATCAGGATTAACTTCTCTAATCTTGTTAGCAATCCCTACAAAGGTTCCACCTGCATCACATAGATCATCCATAACTACAAGAGGAAAGTCTTTAAAATCTTCATCTTGAAGTAATTCAGGATTCTCTATATGAAATCCTTCTAATTTACCTGTGTCTGGATTACGAGTTTTACTACATATGAGAACTTCACCAAGTGTTTGATACCTATTAACTGCACCTGCATCTGGATATACTGGAATATAACCAGTGAAGTTAGGTATTCTTGGCTCCAAATGACCCCAAAACTCCTTAATAAGGAGTTCTGTCTTGATTGAATGAGGCTCAAGCACATTTACAGACTCTGGATTCATACTATTAATGAGATTAGACACTACCTTCAATGAATAGGCTTCATTAAAGCTAATAACTCTATCCATTCTCATAGACATAAGGTAATATATGTGCAAAGCAAATGAAACCTCATGTCTATTCAGTATATCTCCTATCTGTAATAGGATGAACAAGTCTTTTGGACTTGTAATTCTACACACAACATTAACCTTGTTCTTTCTATCAATACCCTCAAGTTTGATATGAGGCTCACCATCAGGAAATGTGATAATCTCAAACTTAATATCACTTTTCTCTGGTCTAACTAGATTTAATATCTGCATCTTATTTATTTTTAGTTAAATACTGGCATTAATATTTCTCCTAATATCTTCAAGAGTCCAATCAACTAATAACTTATCATCTTCAAAGACAGTTTGAAGGTATCCTTCCTTCTCAAGCACTTTAGATACTTGGTCATAAGCATGATAATTACCATACTCATCTAAACCAACTATGATTAGCCCTTTCAATGACTTCTTAACTCCATCATCAGTCTTTGGGTCCTTGAATATGTCATAAGGATCACCACTAATCTGACACCAAGTAGCCTTCATTGCAAAGCCTAGGCTGTCTCTACTCTTGAACTGATAAGTATAACTTCCATACCCTAATACAAGATTAGTTGCAGCAAACTTCTTCTCTTCAAGCCTTCTGTAGATTTCTTTCTCCTTGTCTAAATCAATAGAGTCTCCATAGATGATACCAATATGAGAATCGAGAACTTTGAAACCTTTGTCATTTACAGTTCCACCAAACAAATCCCATAAGATCTCATAAGAGCCTTTATAGATAGTAGGATCTAAAGTTTCGCATTCAAATTTTGCTTTTTCCCACATATCAATATAGTAGTATTGTTTATCATACCTGTTCCATCCAATATTCTTCAGAGTAATCTTTGTATAAGTTCCATTATACTCAAATACCATAGAGTATGATTTTGGACCACATTTACCATGAGGTGTAATTTCACGAACTCTAGAAAGAATTACTTCCTCATAGAAACTTTCAGCTTCTGCAACAGATTCAAATCCCTCCTCTGGAATATGAACAACGTCTGCTTCAACCCCACAGATAATATCTACAGGGTCACCACTATCAGGGCGGATAACCACTCTACCATCCCTAGCTAAGATTTCATCTTTCAATCTAGGCAGATAGTCAGTTATTACTTTCCAATAGTCCCATGTATCTGAAACAATAGATACATAACCAGAAGGATATACTTCTGTAATTAGTCTCTTAAATGTCTCAAATTCATCATCTTTACCACCTGCACACATAACTGAATGCTCAGTTGCTGGTATAGTAGCTGCTATTAGTTCCTTCTCAGCATCTGCATTATAATACTCTTCAAGTGCTGCAATAGCTGGTATAGTTTCTGAACCACAGAATGAAGTCATGTGTCCCATGCCAGACATAATAGCTGCTTCAACACCAGCCATACCTCTCATTGAGAAGTCATGAATTAGGAAGTTTAGGTTAACCTCTTCACTAAACCCAGTCTTCTTAGCATGTCTAACTAACTCTTTCTTTGCTAATCTAGCACTTGTAGCACTAGTCATTGGCAGCCAAAGTGTAGTTGAAATAAGAGTTTCAAAGTAATTAGTCAGCCAAAAGAAGTCAGGATGAGTGTTAATGAATGTCAGTGCAGGTACTTTGATAGGACAAAGTGTTCCTTCAGGCAATGCTTTAATCCTAATAGGCAGATATTGTAAGTCCCAAAGCTCTTCAATATGCTTAGTACCTACTTCATTAGGTCCTAAGAATGTGTTTACTCTCCTAGCAAACTCAGCTACTGCAACATCTCTAGGTTTATCAAAGAAATTAAGATG